CAGGTCGTGCTCTTTTAGGATGATGCTTATACAGACCTCTATAGCTTGCTTGGCTTCAGGTGTGATGGTGTCAGTCATGCGTCCCTCTCCAGTTTTCTCCATAAGTTGCCTATTGCGCGATTTATTGCAGTCTGTGGTACTTTTCGAGGCAGACGCATTCGCATAGCCCGTGCTCTTGCAAGTACCCGACGACACGCTAGTTTTGACCATGATTTAGACATGCGTTCCTCAGTCATGCGTGCCTCTCCAATTCGGGTTACGCGGCCTGTCCATGTAGTCCGGGTCGGGCTGTGCGGGCCTCAGTAATTCCTCGGGCAGTGCAGCGAGATTCAGCGGCTTTGGCGCGATTGGCGGCTGCTTTAATGCAGCAAAACTGTCAGCATTAGCGACAATCAGCAATGTCTTTTGCATATCCCGGTGCCGCCTCAGTGGGCTTTCGTAGCTCATTTGAATTCCGCAATGCGCTCGCTGAGAATCAAACCGTACTGCTGCATTACTTGCCACTGCCTATTGAGCCTGGACTGTTCCGCTTCGTCCAGGGATGCAAAGATTTTTGACCCAAAGAACAGACCAAGTTTTTGTGTCTTGTCAGACAGTTCGTTGTACTCATCGACAACGCGCTGTTGGTGGGGTTGTAGTTCCTTAGTCATTATTGAGCCTCCATGCACTTCTTAAATCGCTCTTGCTGCCTTGTCCAAACGCCATAGCAGCGTTTGTTTCCTGGCGTGCTGCAGTCGTACCCAGCAGCAAATTTATAGGCCAGGTAAGCCCGGCAAGAGCCTGCGTAGTCGCCCTTGTTGGCCTTGGCCACGATGCTGGACTTGCACAATGTCCCAACGCCATATTGATACGAAAAATCATGCATAACATCGAATTCAGCCTGGTACAGTGGCGCTTTCACGCATTGCTTGATTTGCGCATCTTGCTTATCGAGATATGCCAGGCTGCGCTGCAACCCCTGCACTGGATTTGAGGTATCTCCCAAACGAACGGGTGAACCATCGGGGCGTTGCGTCATACCAAAATCAATTGTTGGCCTGTCGCCTTTAGTTGGGATAACAGCGTGATCTGTGTAGCCTTCGCTTACCAACAGCTTGACAAATGCGCCTGCACTCAAAACCAGTGCTGTGACTGCGATACGTTGTTTGTTATTCATGAGAATTCCACACCCAAAGCCAAATAGCAATAGCCATCAAACAAACGCAGAAAAGAATTAGTGCTTCTATCCCGCTCATTTTTCACTCAATCCCATTTTGTTTGAGCACACGAACCACGGCTGTACCAACACTTGTAAATGCCGCAAGCCCGGCCATAGTACCCGGAGGGATAGCGGTATTGAGCGCTGGCAGCAACACTTCAAGCGTTGCAAAAAGCGTAGTAAGCAAAGCCATCTTGACGCTCCATGCTTTACGCAGGATTTGGCCTGCGTTGTCGATCAAGGTCATAGTTTCCATCCTTTCACTGATGCCCAAAATACTGCAACGGCTGAGGCAAGACCCAGCGTCCACTTGAGCACGTCACCAATTTTTTTGCTGAATTTGAAGAATGCCTCACCCTCGCGCATCAGCGAAAGAATCTCGCTGGTTTCACGGCTGTTGGTGTCGATCTTTGCGCTGTTAATAGCAAGTAGTTCCTCAACACGACCAAGGCGGACAAAGTTAGCGTCGATCTGATGCTCGATGTTGTACTCTACTTTTTCTTGGCTTTTTTTAACACTGTCATCCAGTGCTTTGACTTCAGCACGGGATTTGCATACTGCGTCTTCCATAACCAGAATATCCTCACAGCCACCGGGACACGCTTCAGTAGCATCGTGTGGGTGGGGCAACAGTTTGTCGGTGGCACGTCTTAGACCTTCAGGGGTGTCAACGTAGCGGCGCAGGGGGGTATCGGTCATTGGGTGTCTTTCAGTTTTCAGTTACGCCGGGCAGTTGACCGCTGGTAGGTGTGAGGTTACAGCTCGTCGCCGCGCATCTTCTTGATCTGAGCGTCGCTCAGGGCTGCGAATTCTTTCTGACTCATGTTCATGACGGCGCGAGCGTCGAGCTCTCCGCCGCCAAGCCGGTCACTGTTGACGCCAGCACGCCCTAGAGAGGCTGGGGTTTTCGACGTAGCCTTCAGCGTCTTCGCGATGGCGTCCTGCTTGCGCTCGGCAGCCACGTCTTTGTCGCTCACGCGTGGGGTAGCGGTGACGGCGTTCTCTTGACGTGCAGTGCGGGGCTCGACGATCATCTTGACCGCCTTCTGGAGCGCAGCGGTGGGGGTCATGCCCCGGCTCTTGTATGCTTCGAGCAGGTCGAGCACCTCGGCTGCAGACGTCTCGTTGTACTCGTCGCTGTCGGGGTTGAGTTCGGGGAATGCTGCCTCGACGCGCTCGATGGCGGTGTTGTAGCGTGCGCGCTCAGTGGCCCGGACTTCGGCAGCATGAATCTTCATGTCGCTCTTCGCTTCAGCCATCTCGCGCTCGGTCTTCCTGATCTGCGCCATCAGCGCGGTGGCCTTGTCGATCTCGCCATCGGTCAGGAGGGAGGCGTACTCCTTCTCCAGCTTCATGATGTTGTTCTCGGCAGCGGTGAGCTCGGCGTTCATGTCAGCCAGCTCGTTGCCCTTCTGGTACTGGGCGAGCTGGCGTTCGAGGCTGGCACGCTGCTCACGCTCTTTCTCCAGAATTTCTTTGTGCCGGGCCAGCGGGATGCGGCTGTCCTTCTTTGGAGAATCTTCTTTAGATGTTAGATCGTCTTCGAGCGCTTTGACGGCAGGGTCGTCTTTGATGTTCGTCGACACTAAGGAGTCCATGCCTGTTTGCGCTGCCTGGGCAAGGGCGTCGTCTTCGAGCAGGTCACCCCGTTCTTCTGGGGTAGGGCCAGAGCCTGCAGTGTCGGGCTCGGGGGCGTAGAGGCGGAAGTGTTTGAGGTTCATGTAGTGCTTTCTAAATTAGAGCTTCGATGTTGGGAGCCGCGAACGATTCGCGACCTGTGATTTGTCGTTGCTCGGGGGTTTTGCTGCGGCCTGTGCGGCCTGTTGCGCTGCCTGGACGCGGGCGTCCATGCGCTTCTGCGCCATGTCCTGCTGTTTGATCTGAAGCTCAGCATCGAGCTTCTCACGTTCGAGCTGGTGCTCGCGCTCGGCCAGGGACATCTTCTGCTGGGCCAGGCGCTCATCGAGCCCCATCTTGTGCTCAGCGGTCTGGGCCTTCACCTGAACCTCTGCCATCTTCGCCTGGGCGCTACCGTCGCCGGTCTCGGGGTTCAGGGTCTCTTGGGTCTTCGCCTGCTTGAGCCCGGCGTCTGCGTGCTTCGAGGCTGCCTCGCCTTCGAGCTTGCTGACCTCTGCGTTCTGGGCGCGCTGCTGGAGCTCCTTCTGGGCCTGGGCCTCGGGGCTGGTCTGGTCACCCTGCATCTGCTTGATGATGTCCTTTTTGTTCATGAGTCTGGAGGCGTCGATAACCACGGAGTCTGGTATCTGGATGCCCGCCTCCTTCATGGCCATGATCTGTTCAAACTGGCTGTCCTCAAGGGTCTCGCGCTGCGGCACAGATGTGACCACCACGTCGTACTCGCCCAGGGTCAGATCGTTGATGATCTCCTGGTACGGGGATTCTGGTGGCTCCTCGCCGGTCTCCTGCTCAGGGTTCGGCTGGTTGACTGCGAACGTCTCAGCCTCACCGGTGGCGTGGTCGTGGGTGATCGTCATCAGCCTCTCTTCAGTGTAGAACTCCTGGACGAGGTCGAGCACGTTGCGGGCGATGATGTAGTCGGTACGGGTCAGGTTGTCGAGCGGCTTAACGAGATTCGTGCTGCCTGCCTGGCGCTTGGCTTGTATAGCCTTAGCAGCCACATCGGCGCGGTCCATTCCTTGCATCGAATCCGATACGCCGGAGATAGTCTTGATACTTTCTTCAGCTTTGTAGCTGATGCGGTCCAGGCCCTGTGGGACTTGATTTGGGCTGATCTTCGTAATGGCGTCGGCGACATTGTCATTTACCTCGATGACGAGCCCGGTCTGGGCGCCCTTCTCTTCGAGCTCCTCCGGAGTCATGTTGCTCAGGGAACCGTTCTTGACGATGTAGCCTGAGTTCGCCGTGGTGTTGACCACGTGCAGCTCCTGGCTGGTGACCTTGTTGAGCAGCTCCTGGGGGCCGAGCAGGTTCTCGACCAGCCCCATGGTGTGACCGTACCTGAAGTACGGAAAGTACGGCACGATCGTGAAGTGCTTGTAAGGAGACCAGTCGTTGTGGAGCACGACGTTGTCGGCGACCACCACCCACTTGATCCTGCGCACCAGCTTGCTGATGACCTGGAACCCGTAGTTCTCAGTGAAGTATGCGATCTTGTCCCGGTCGAAATCTTCGGGCACGGCGCGCTGGTCGCCGGTACGTGGATCAAGGAAAAACTTCTGCTTGTCGAGCTCCCGGAACTGACGGTCCAGCACCCGGATGTTCCTGATCACATTCGTCTGGTCAAACCCAGTGTTGTACTGAGCGGTGCGGGATTCCCCGAACCGGTCGCGGTTCATCTGGACGCTGTCGTAACCGTAGGGGAAGCTGCCGTTGTCACGGTTCCTCAGCAGCTCCGCGTCGGCCTTGCCGTACAGCACAGCAATATCATCTGCGGTGACCCACTTCGTCACGAACACCTCTGACCACTTGTCTGGGTCGTACTCGTCGGCGTCGGGGTCGATCAGCACGTTCTTCCTGTTGACGTTCTCGATGCGCACCTCGCCCTGCGAGCTGTCGCTCATGTCGAGGCGGATGTCAAGATAGCCACGCGAACTGATGATGCCGTCAGCAAACATATCGCTGCGCTTCCAGGGGAGCTGATTGTTGTCGCTGATCTGGCGGAACACCTTGTTGAGGATGTCAGCAGTCTCGGCAGGTGCGCCGGACTTCGGCCTGAAGCTGATCTCTGCCCGGTTGTTGATCTGCTCGCCCATCACGTTGGACAGAGTGCTGAGTATCTTGTTGATCGTCAACACCGGTCGGCGGGTGGCTTCGAGCACAGCGCGATCTGCTGGGTCCCACTGGTCGCCGCTGAAGAAGCGCTCGCACTTGTCAGCCTTGAGGACGTACTTGCTGTGACCGTCATCACGGACCCTCGCGTAACGGGACCATGTTTTGAAGCTGAGCTCTGAATCTATGGGCATGGTGCGGCCTACTTAAGGTTTCGGAGCTTGTACAGGGTCTGAGCCGTCAGCTCTTCGAGCCCAGCCAGGATGTTCTTCAGGGCTTCAGAGCCGTGGTCTTCCTCGACCTCAGCACTGATGGCGTCCAGGTACTCCTCCAGGAGGGCAACCGGGGTGCCAGAGGGCAGCTTGACAGTGGGGAACGACGTGATCTGGCTCTCAAGGCCCATGTAGACCTCGGCGTACTTGTCGATGAGGCCCTCAAGGCCGCTGTAGAAGTCGCCAAGAGCCATGTGCTGCGCGTAGGACTTCGTGCTGAGGTGTGCCAGGTGGGTCGCCGTGCGCAGGGCGAGGGAGCTGGCGATGAAGTGGGGGCAGCTCATGAAGTTATGCCGCCATGAACGAGCCGTTTGGGCTGCTGGTGAGTCGTTTCAGCCATGAATCGGGTTCCTTGTGTTTGATTTTTCTCGGCGGTTGGCGCCCGACGGCCATATTTACCGCGTGCGCCAGGCTATCGACCATATCGTCATGCGCTCCGGCGGGAAAGCGCAGCATTTCCGTCCTGCAGCCGTCGTACCAGTCGCACTTATCCGTAAAACTGACCATCCCCTGCTGCATCCGGCCCTGGAGGGGTCTGGCACGGGCTAATTTGTCAGTAATCGCCTTAAGCGCTTGGACCGAGAGGTACTGCTTGCGTTCTTTCATGCGTTTCTTCAGGAGTTGTTCGACTGCGCGGTATATCTGGCCATCTTCAAACCCGACCACCACCCCTCCATTATCCCACTTCTTACTTAGATTTAAGATGGCGTCGCAAATGAACATCGCGTCTCCTGACTTAAACCTCACCTGATCGGCCACGTGCAGCACATCGTCCTCATCCTGCATCAAAACCGTGCCCACGGTGTAGTCGTTCTGCTTCTTTTCACTGATGGCGAAGTCCCAGGCGATGAAAATGTTCGATCGGGCCGGGTGCGGGGGCGGGGCACGCCTGAAGTGCTCCTTGAGGAAGTAGGCACCGTCGTCGGGCACCGGGTTCTGCTGGTAGAGAGCTGACCAGAACCGTGGGCTGATCGTGCGCTTGATCTGGGTGAGCTTGGCCAAATCAAAACGCGCTGGGTGAAGGGCCTCGCCTTTGAGGCGCTTTAGGACTCCGTTGACAGGCGGGGAGTCAACTATCAGGTCAGTGTCGAAGTCCAGATACTCGTCGAACTCCGCAATGGCCGGGTACTTAACGACCACAAACTGATCAGCCAGAGGGTCAGAAGCCATGGCCACCTGGAGCCGACCCGCGAGGTCGTCGTCGTGCCAAAAAGTCTGCACCACCAGTACACCACCCCCAGGTGCGAGCCGGGTATAGGCCGTCGAGTCGTACCACTCCTTGATCTTCTCGCGCAGATCAGCGCTGTCCGCTTCTTCGGCATTCTTAATTGGATCGTCGATTGTCAGCACATGTGCGCCCTTGCCATTTATCCCACCCCCAACGCCGGCAGCCACGTACCCACCTTTACGGCCCTGGATACCCCATTCCTCAGCGCCCTGGAAGTCTGGGTTCAGCCGGGTTTCAAACACCGGCGTATAGGCCGGGTCGTTGATCACCTCCTTGACCTTCCGACTGAAAGACATGGCCAGGCCCACGTTATATGAGCAGGCGATCACCTCATGATCCGGGAAGCGGCCCAGGTGCCAGGCCGGAAACATCCGGCTGCCGAGCTCTGACTTTCCGCTTCGGGGAGGCATCAGCAGCATCAGCCTCGGGCTCTTCTTGTCGGCCACGTCCTGACTGAACTTCTCCAGTCGCCGACAGATGTCCTGGTGGACCCACCCTGCTTCATAGAGCGGGTTGATCCTCTGCACGAAGGGCAGGAGGCGACGGCGGGCGAGCAGCCGGCTGGCCAGCTCGACTTCAGCCGGCGTCGGTGCCTTGGTCGGCTTCGTTGGTGATGTCTTCGACATACTCAAGTGCTCTGGTGGTGCCTGTTGTGATGATCTTCAGCAGCTCGGCGTCGGTCATGCTGTTCATCTTGTCAATGACCACGTTGCCGGTCACATCGACCCTCACACGGGACTCGACGGGTGCGTAGTAACCGCAGAGTTTGCCCACTTCACGCCACCCAGCAACCATCGTCGCGGGTTCGCTCATCAGCTTGGCCATCTCGATAGCTTCAAGCATCCCGTCCATCACCCGCTTGCGCGTCATCTGGTTCTCTTCAATCCATTCCGCTTCGTACTGAGCTTTGAGCTTGAGGATGTTGGGCATCATAGTCATGCGGTAGGCAATCGATGCTCCATCGTTGTACCCCGCTCTGAGCGAAGCGGTCTGGATCGACTCACCTTGTGCCCAGAACTTCACAAACTGTTTCTGCTTCTCGGTGAGAGGCTTATCCGGGCTGATCGAGGCAGCTCCCGCGTTGGTGCTGGTGTCGATGTACTTGCGGGCTTCGGCTATAGCAGGTACGGCTTGTGCGCCGCGCTTTTTATTCTCTCGGGTAGGCGGGGTGGGGGCGAGGTCGCGCTTCTTTAGCGCCATTGGCGACGGATTTTTCATTCGGGCGGTCATGGTCGTGATTCTAACTTAGAGGTTAGACGATAGTTTTGGGGTAAAAATTTAGAAAATTTTCTAAGGGCGTTGGGTTAATCACGTAGGGCTGGGGTTAAGAGCTGAGGGCTAAAAATTTAGAATTTTTTCTGAGAATCGGGGGCGTGGGTCCCTCCCCCGGGCTCCTCGGTAAGAGCCACCCACTTCGGATTCGGCATTCAACCCGTAGTAGGGGTCCCACCCGTGCAGGGCAGGCGCGGAGTACCGCGCCTGCATCAGTCATCTTCTGTGGTTCGTTCAATCAACTCAGGAGTTATCTCATGTCTTTCTCTTCAACTATCGACGCATCCACAACCCACGACGCTGACGTCGAGCGTGGTCACAAGGTCATCGCCTGGTGCGGTCGGCTCATCTCGTGGGGCTGCGGCATCGCCGCTGCCTGGGGCTGTGCCTCTGTGTTCGGCGGTATCTGCATGTTCATCGCTGTAGCCCTTGCTGTCGCCATCCTCATGCTGTGCATCCACATCTTCCTCAGCTTCAAGCTTGACGAGTCTACGTTCGCAGCGCTCGGCGCCAAGGTCGGCGCCTTCACCGGCTGGGCATCGTCCTTCATCCCCAAAGCCAAAGCTGCATAAGCACGCACACCAGCCCCGGAGTACCGGGGCTAGGTCAGTCACCCCTTGTGGTTCGTTCATCTAACTTAGGAGCCTATCATGGCCAAGCCTCTCACCCTCACCGCTCAGCTCGCTGCAGCCAACACCACCATCGACGTGCTGAATGCACACATTGTCGAGCTTAAGCGTCAGCTCGCTGAAGCAACAGTAGCAGCGACAGCGGCAGCACCTGCGCCAACACTTGAAGACTCCGTGGTCGAGGCTAACGACCACGCACGTGTAGTCGGTGAAGCGCGCAACGCCGCGATCGACGAGTACGCGTTCATGTGCGGCGCCGATGTCCGCGTACCGGTTAAAACCATCCGCAAATCTGCAAGCGCATCGCGCGTCACGCAATTCACAAAGCGCGACGGCAGCGTCTGGGAGAAGCGTTGTACTGGCTTCAACCAGTTCACGTCAGTCTGCGTAACACCTGCTGCCGAGGTGGCACATGCGTAACGCTATCGAAGTCATAGCAACGCTCGTCGTCTATGCATTTATCGGTGCCCTCCTCGCGTATCGGGGTTAGGAACATTAGGGCCGGAGTACCGGCCCTAAGTCAGTCCCCCTTTGCGAGTTTCGCTCTGAGCATGGTTCTCCGTGTTCAGAGCGAAGCGTCCGCTTCAAACAACTTAACCTTTCTAAGGAAACATCATGGCAACTCGTACCAACAAATCCACCGCAGCCGAAACCGTTATCGACGTTGAGGCTGTCGAGGCTGAACTCACTACTGAGCAAAAACTCGAGCAAGCTCGTGCTGAGCACAAAGCTCGCAAGGCTGAAAAGAAAGCCGAGAAAAAAGCTGCACCTGTTGCAGCTACACCTACGCCTGAGCACGCTTGGGTCAAACCTGTGATCAAAGGTCTTGCAACTATCGCCATCGCTGTCGGTGCTGGCGTTCTTGCTGCACCGCTTATCGCTTCGGCTTCTGCCGCTGCGGTTACGTTTACCGGCTGGGCGTTTATGCACTGGGTCATAACCATCGTTGGTTGGCTCATCTCGCTTATCGCTGCGCACTTCGCAACTACGCTGTCGATCATGGGCTACGGCTGGGTAGCTTCGCGCTTCGTAACTCCAACTTTGAGCGTAGCGTGATTGAGATGGGCATCATAGTAGGCGCTGGCCTGCTATGGACATTGACCAAATTGCCTTGGTCTTGGCGTATGCACATCCTGTCAAATCCGGTGCTCATCGACACGATTATCTTAATAGGAATGATTCTCATTCACTGGGGTTCCTTTTCTGGTTTGATGATCGCGAGCATCAGCGCTTTAACGTGCTCACTGACGCTATCAGCGGCCCGCTGGCTGGTCGGCCACGTCGAGGATGGCACCTATGTAGCCGGATACTACGATATGAGCTCTAAGCTCGTTTAAATCGATTTGCTATCGAAACTGTAGTATGCACTGTTATGGTGCATACAAGCACTATCTGTGCCAAAACTCTTCAACACTGTTGGTTATGAGACAGCAGTATGAAGCGCTTTGCTTCTACAACCTTAAACACCACCATGTCCAAATACTACGAATTCCCCTGCTTCCCCAACGTCACCGATGCAGCCAAAGCAGCAGAGGCTTACAGCTTTATGCAAAAGCATCGCGATCTGTTTAAAGCTCTTCCTGAACAAGACGTGCCTCAGCACAAAATCCCTAAACCTCAATCTCGGCAACGTTACCTCGCTGAAGAGTACAGCTTTTTCTCAACGGATGAATCTAACGTCTAAGTTCGATTCCTGATGGGCATTGATCTCAGTGCTCATCGGGAAGCGTCTCGCGCTTCATAACCCTAACCTAGGAAACTACCATGGCTACCAAAACCAAAACCCACAAACTTGCAACTGGCACCATCGAGGCTGCAGTCAAACAAGTCGCGACCAGCTACACAATGTTCGACATCATTGACCTCCTTGACGAGACCATGGCCGAACAGCCTGCGCTGCATTCGAGAGTTCTCGAAAGCATGTGCTGGATGATCGACAGCTCGTGCATTAGCCAAGCTCGAACAGTCTTGTTCGAACGCTGGAAGGATATCGATCCCGAAGAAGTCACCGACTTCGATGGCTTCTGTCAGGACATTGGCGAGGAACTCTCACGCTCAAGCCATTTCGATTTCGATGGCGATGAAAAAACATTAGCTACGTTGTTAGCCCTGCGCACACAATGGCACGACGATGCGTATGCAGCAGCAGGCGCAGACGATCGCGACTACAAGTCAAAATCACTACGCGAGCAAATGGAGCAAGAAAAGGCGCAAAAGCCCAACGTAGGCACACGTGCCAATTATCGCAAGATGGCTCAGCTCGAAGCTGCGGGGCGTAGCACGTTAACCGATGGACTCATGAACACGTTGGTCAAGGCACGCGGCGCGTTGGACAAAGCAGCAAAGGCACTTGATAATCTGCCAGACGAGCACGACCCTATTTACACAGGAGATAACGCAGCTCTTATTTACGCAGATGAATTCTCTAATCTCAACGCCGCATGGGTATCAGCGAAAGCTAAAGTCGAGCAGGCCGAACTCGAGTACAACACCACCATCGAAAACAAGGAGCAACGTTTTTACGATGCGTATATGGAAGCAGACACTGCTGCATCCACACAGCGTATAGAGTCTAATAAGAGACTCATGCCCACCATCCTCGAAATCCTTCGCGCTGCCTCAAAGCACGCACCTGCTTCAGCCAAATTCAACGACCTCCCCGAGGTCAAACAGAAACAACTTACAACCTTCGCGGTTGGAGTAATTGAACGATGCAAAGTAGACGTGGCAAAAAAGTATGCCCGTCAACCAATCGCCTTCGCACACATCGCTGAAGCTGCATACCTCTGCACCCAGAAACTCAACGACGTCATCCGAGTTAAGTACAACTCCAGTTGCGAACTTGAGCTGGTTCGGACCCAAGGTTCCATCGAGCATGAGCGTGGCCAAAAACGTAAAGCTTGCTCCATCGACTAAAGATTAGAGCTCAACGAGACCCGCAAGGGTTTCGTTTTATTTTTATGCGTCTGCACTCAAGTGTGAGCACCACTGTTTTCTCCTGCCCCAAGTGAGACGGACTAGCAAATGCCGTTACACCAGAGCCTGAAACCCTATATAGGAATCATATATACCCTACCTATACTACTACTTCTCTTTTCTAACTTTAATTTAGAGTAGAGTAATATAGAAGAAGAGTAAGAAAGAGGGATAGAGGGGTTATAGAGGGACTTTTTCATTACGCTATTACACTGAAAAATGCACCAAAATGGTGCTTTGTCGAAAAGTTGGAAAAATCACTAAGAAGACGCGAAAACACGAAACAACTGTACAAATGAACAGTGGTTTTGATCTAAATTCGTGCTTAGAATCACCCTCCCATCAACCTCTAAAACCGCCATGAAACTAACCTTTTTGAATTCGTCAGTGCCCCTGACCAAGTCGTACACCAAACTCCCAGACGGATCAATTGAGAAGTCCAGCTACCCCAACGTGTGGAAAGTCAGCTCGATAACTGAGGATGTGAACGATTTGAAATCGTTTGAATCCGCAATCGTTAAACATGCAGCCCTTGGAAATTGTCTGCTGAAAGGCAATGTGTTAAAGCCGTTAACAAAGGAGTCACGAAAAGATTCGACTGACCGCAACGCGCCCACCGACTGGTTGTGCCTCGACATCGACGGTATCCCCCCAACATTCGATACAACTTCATCAGTCACAACTAAACAAACTAACTTGAGCACGGGGCTATTGGAAGAAGTAATTACTCAAGTGAAAACGACTCTCGCTATCACCCCAAATGCTGTACTCGACGCTCTCGGTATTAAGAACACATCTTATATAGTGCAATGGTCAGGCTCTATGGGGATCAGCAACAATTCGTTGCGCTGCCACATCTTCGTGATGCTCACCAAACCTGTGTCTGCCCCGCTCATCAAACAGTGGTTAATCCAAAAGAACCATGAAGTATCTGTGCTCAGAGCTCATCAGCAACTGACGAAAACAGGCAACTCATTATTATGGGGCTTGGACATCACAGCATGCCAATCAGACAAGCTCATCTACATCGCGCCTCCTACCCTAAAAGGGATCAAGAATCCGCTCGGGAGAACCCCGCGAATATCTATAATATCTAAGTCAGAAGCAACCTTCGATCTCAATGAACGCATCAATTCAACCGACCAAAACCGTGCTCTTACCGATACACGTGTTCTCGAATTACGTGATGTCGCTGGACTGCCCAAGCGCAAGCTTGCCTACAAGTTTGTGGGTGGTCACGAGATTCTCGTGAAACCAGGCGAGTGCATCGCCACAGAAATTAAGACTGATCGGGGGTTTGTCTACTTCAACCTTAATGGTGGAGATTCCTGGGCCTACTTTCATCCTGAAAACAACCCCGATTACATCTTCAACTTTAAGGGTGAACCTGTCTACCTCACCAAAGAACTCTTACCAGCGTATTGGGAGACCCTCTCCCACCAAGCCTATCGTGTTAGCTCAACAGGCTTGACCTACCTAGCCTTTTTAGAGCGAAGCACGTCCACCTATTACCGTGGCACGTATAACCAGTCAGAAGACAAACTTGAATTGTTCCAAGCCAAGAACGAATCGATGGTGCGTCAATTTGCATCAGCTAATGGATTACGTCTTGGTGAAAACATTCCTGAATGGGATATGACCTTCAACCCAATGGATGGCGTTCGTGTGGACTTTGACAATCGAAGCATCAACACATTCGAGCGTACCAAGTACATGAAGGCGGAAGCCAAACGAGTTACAAAGATTCCTCCTCGGATACTACGCATCATCAGCCATATCTTAGCCGATGACTTCGACAGCATCGAGCATTTCATGAACTGGCTCGCATGTATCGCCCAGAACCTTGACCGTACCCGTACAGCCTGGGTATTTCAAGGCGTACCTGGTACAGGGAAGGGCCTGCTGTTCAACAAGATTCTGCAGCCCCTATTCGGTGTGAACCAAGCCGTTATCAAACGCGCTGGGGAGCTGACTGAAAAGTGGACGGACTTCGTGGAAGGCAAACTCATTGTGTTTATCGACGAAATCCAAACTTCTGCTCTCAAAGATGAAGCAGGGGTTATTGCCAACATGAAAAACCTGATCACAGAACCAACTGCGATGATTCGAATCATGAACAAGAACAGCTACGCTGTAGCCAATTTCACCAACTGGATTTTTGCAAGCAACAAACCTGACCCTGTCACCGTTGACAAAAATGATCGACGGTTCAACATTGGCTTTTACCAAGGTGCTGAATATCCCCGCCCAACCGATGCCGAAGTCGATGCCATCGAAGGCGACCTTCAAGCGTTCTACCATTACCTGTTGAGCTACGCTGTGGACACTCAGATCGCAAGCACACCACTGAAGTCCAAAGCACGTGATCATCTGATTGAGTTGTCCCAAACCACTGCTGAATCAACCGCTTCAGCCATTACTGAAGGCAACATCGACTTCTTCATCGACCAGCTCCCGACAGATGACCGCTACAAGCTCGATCTCGAAAAGCTCACCTCAGTCAGCAACTACCGCAGGACGCTCGCAGATATCATTGCACGCACTCGTGCTGCAGGGTGGTGCCACGTGCATCGTGATGAGCTGTTTGTGCTGTTCGACTACACCGTCGGCAAGATGAACCCAAGCCCTGCCAGCTTCACGCGTTTCCTTGGCCACCGCCAGCTCGCCATAAAGCCGGTGTTCATCGACGGCAAGACCCAGAAGGGGCTGACAGTGACCTGGCAGCGCCCAGAAACATTCCCCGACCTGCTGAAGACATACTTCACAGACATCAAAACGACTATCAGTACATCAGTCTAAATAGGAGAAATCAAATGAAACGCCTCATCTAACCATCTAAGATCGAACACAGATCATGGCAAACCAACTCTTCAACCTCAGTCAAAAGTCCAACGACTATCAGTCAACAGTCGTCCCACCCAGACATATCGAGGCGCGCAAACAAGTACGAGTCCGTCCTTCTCAAGCGGGCAAGCCTAAGTACGCGAATGGCCTAAACGGTGCTCCTTGGGAAGCACGTACCCCTAAACCCGATGAGGCCAACTCTCGCGACTATGTCACTTACCACCTCCGACCATACGCTACGGGCGACGGTGACACCTTAAGTATCCGCCGCCCAGGCTCTGATCATTCGCACCTTAAATCTGCGGGAACCCTATGCTGACCGACCAACAACGTGAACGGCTCCGTGCTGTAGCCAAAATGAAATACATAACGGCCAAAGACAAGATTGATGCCATCGACGACATGGTCGATCGGCTCAAAAACGAAAACCCCAAAGCATTCCACCCGGATGCTCTCGAACCTCATCACGGACGCCGACCATGTTAACCCTCGAAGAGCGTGCCCAACACCACTACCCGAACAGCGAGCACAACCAGCAAGCCTGGCTGCGCAGTGTCGAGTTCCTTGGTGATAAGTGGAAGCTGGCAGACCGCCGCCATCGACCTACCCCCGACATGATGATCAATCCATTCAGCCACCTGGACAGAATCGAAGACGACTTGCACTTCGATTTGCTCATATCCTGCATCCTGAATGATGTGTTCGTGTTCCTTGTAGTTGTTGTATGTCTACTAACGATCGTATCGATATGAAACAAGCACGACCAGGTGAAACGATGGTCCACCAGTTCAGGACGTTGTTCGCAGTAAAAACAGATGGGGTCTTTTGCACAGGATGCGAATTTGCTGAAAAACGCATAGATCGCCACCGTTGCACTTTCCCAGGAGATGTCCGCTGCATTAACCACAGCATCATCTGGATGACACCACAAAACGCTATCACCTACAGACTGACCGGAGAGGCCGAAACAGTCTGACCAAACTTCTAAGTTCTAAGTTCTACATTCAAACCAGGAGTATCCAAAATGAAACCTTCCGCCCTCAAAGTTGCCCTTCCTCATATGATCCACGAGCAGTCTCCGGTCTTTATCTGGGGCGCACCTGGAGTCGGTAAATCCGACGTGATCGCACAAGTTGCTGAGTCGATGAAGCTCGAGCTGCGCGACGTGCGGCTGTCCCTCATGGACCCGATCGATCTTCGTGGGTTTCCTACGATCAACACAGTCAAGAAGCAGATGGAATGGCTGCCCGCTGACTTCCTGCCCAAGAAGGGCAAGGGCATCCTGTTCCTCGACGAGCTCAACGCTGCCCCTCAGTCCGTGCAGGCCGCTGCGTACCAGCTCATCCTCAACCGCCGTATCGGTGAGTACCACCTGCCTGATGGTTGGAGCGTCATCGCCGCTGGTAATCGTGCCTCTGACCGCTCAGTTGTTCACGCCATGCCCGCAGCACTGGCCAACCGGTTTGTACACCTGGACTTCGAGGTCAGCGTCGACGACTGGAACTTCTGGGCGATGGAGAACGAGATGCACGATGATCTCCGTGCCTTCATCCAGTTCCGTCCGAACCTGCTGTTTAACTTCGACGTGGCCAACAACCCGCGTGCCTTCCCCAGCCCACGTTCCTGGAGCTTCGTCAACAAACAGTACAAAAAGAACCTGCCCCGAGACATCGAGTTCGAACTCATCAAAGGTGCTGTCGGTGAGGGCACCACAGCCGAGTTTACGAGCTTCGTGAACCTTATCAAGGACTTACCAGACATCAACCAGGTGCTGATTGACCCTGATAGTGTCAAAGTGCCGGCCAATCCAGCCTCGATGTACGCCATGGTCACAGCCCTTGACGCGAAGGCCACCACCGGGAACCTGGAGCGGATCATGAAGTACACCGCTCGACTGCCTGTCGAGTTCCAGGCCGTGTTCGTGCGCAGCGCGATCCGCCGGGACGGGAAGCTGACGGGTACGAAATCGTATCGGGATTGGTGCGTGAAGAACCAGTCAATTTTATTGTGATGTCCTTTTGTTGATCTTCCTAAACTACTATAATCTAACTTAGATTAAAGGCATTTTATGAAGACTCCAGACATTACAGGTAAAACATTTGGCCAGCTTACCGTCCTTACCAGGCTGCCCAACGAAAAAAGTCGCTCTTCTTGGTATTGCGCATGTAGCTGTGGTGGTTTCAAGATCACCAACAACAAAGCACTGCAAGAAGGAAACACATCGTCATGCGGGTGTGTTCGAACCATTCATGGTTTGTCTGGCACCCCGCTACATAAAGTGTGGACCTCGATGCGTGAACGATGTAGCAACCCAAAAGCTAAATCGTACATGCACTACGGCGCTCGCGGAATTAGGGTATGTGAAAGGTGGAACAACTTCGAATCATTCCTAAAAGATATGGGAGCTCGCCCGGAGGGATGCAGTATCGAGCGACGCAACAACAATGGTAACTACGAACCGAGCAACTGCTACTGGGCTACTGACCTCCAGCAGGCTCAAAACACAACTCGAACACGGCTTTTAACTGCAGGAGGTAGAACGATGTGCATAAGTGCATGGGTCAGAGAACTTGGAGGAGAAAGTACGCTCATCCTAAACCGACTGAAATACGGTTGGACTGAGGAAGAAGCTTGTCTCATCCCCAAAGGGCAGAAAAGAAAATGCTATCACAAATGAAAAGCGCTCTCTGGAAACGCAAACAGTTCCTCGAGCTATACGCGAGCAAACTGATCGAAGCGCGCATGCTAGGAGCTCACCCTCAATGGATGATCTCCATGAGCAAGCCGACTAAAAAGAACCTCGAAAACCTCAGACGGTTCATAGAGTTTAAAAGGCGGGGCGATTATGAAATCCAAGACCCAGAAGCACGCTGAGCTCATCGAGCTTCACACTGCCAGGATAATCGAAGCCCGTTTGTTGGGCATTAACGTTTCGTTACTACGCGAAGTAACGAGGCGAACTGTGCATCACCTTGAAACGCTCATATCCAGAAAAAGAAGAGGATTATGAACTGCCTTCACTGTCATAAACCCATAGTCCTCATACCTTCCGTCGCCGAGCGAGTGCGGAAGTTCGGTGGTAAGCCTGAAGACTATATCGCCACGTTCCAGTACCACGCCGTCTGCACCCTTGAGCTTCGTGCTGAGAGCGTGGCCGAACTTATGAAACACATAAAGGAAAACCATGAGCTACATACTTCAAGAGAAAGCTATGCTCGCCACCCTATCTATTTCCCAATGGACAGCACGCAAGCAAGACGCTAAGGTCACACGCGAAGTGGAATCCACCCACAACGCACATGACTCTGGCAAGTTCAACAAAGCACTCGTCGCCAAGAGCTTGCTTGAGCCTATCAACAAGCTGGTAGCACGCATCCGTGAGAGCCACTACTTCAACACGTATTCCTGGGCAGATAGCGGAGCACGCCTACTGCCGAACGCTCTGTTTATGGACTACAGCGCGATGATGCGCCAGTACAAAACTCAATTTTCAATGCTGGTGACAGACATGCTGGCGTCCTATCCAACCGAAGTTCAAGCGGCTCGAAACCGGCTGGGCACGATGTACGATCCAGGTGATTATCCTGACCCTGATGATCTGGCCAAGCGTTTCGCTATCAAGCTCGAGTTCACGCCAATACCCGCAGCCGAAGACTTCCGGGTAGACCTACCCGCTGAAGCTCAGGACGAGCTCCGGGCGTCAGTCACCCAGGCCGTAGCTGACCGCCAGGCGGACGCAGTCAAAGCGTGTTACTCGCGCATCTTTGACGTTGTATCGAAGATCGAAGAAAGACTAAGCGACCCTGATGCGATCTTCAAGGACAGCCTGATCACGAACGCTGTCGAGCTCTGTCGAATCCTCGACGCGCTCAACCTAACAGATGACATCGGCATCTGGCACATCATTCGCGAAATGCGCGGCAAGCTGCTGATGCCCCCGAGCGTCCTACGCACTCGTCTCGACATCCGCGCCCTCACTGCCCAAGCAGCGAGGGATATTTTGAAAGGAATACCAAATGGGATGGCATAGTGGGAACTGTAACGAGGTAGCACGTATTAGCTGCTTCGATGAAGCAGAACGTGTCTGGAATGATGCAAAACCGTGGAAAGACGAACTCACTACTTGGCGCCCACTCGCCGCCAGGCGTGATAAGAACAAGCGCATCGTTCGTATTAATGATGGTGATGGATACATGTGTGTGTTATACAGCACGCCTCTTGTTAAATACCATCGAGATGGGCAGATCGAGCTAAGCACCCACAACAGCAATATGAGTCACCAGTTCGCATGGAAGGTGCGCCCTACCGGGACAAATATTGTTAGCCGAAACGGCAGAATGTACTGGCAATTCACTGGGGGCGAAAAAGAGGAGCTTTTTGTGCGTGATGCGCACGAACCTCTTCGGATCAGCCCGATCAAGCAGGGCATATTCGCCCTACTCAATGAACCCGCCCAGGACTTCGAGTTTGTTTTAGATCTGAAGGAAGCTGCAGCGGTGCGTAAAAAACTGAGCCATTACAAGCGCTGGTATGAGATAACGACGAAGCTGATAGGCGCTAAGCGATATCCCTACCCATATCCGTCCAAACAGTTGATCACTGAGTTGATCATAAGCCCAGAAAACACTGAGCTATTCCATGCAGCGTTTATCCAAGACCTTGGGCCTGTGGATAAGAGATTGTTGTCTGTAGCGTATGACATTTGCGGTGCATATAAGCACAGACCTATCCCCATAACCTGCCTACCGAGGGTAACAAGATGAAAAACCAAACCGTAGCTGACCAGATCACACGAGCACGTACCGCTCTCGTACTGGACCAGCCCTTTATCGGAGTGCTCGCACTTCGCTTGAAGATCGTCGAAGACGAAACTATCCCAACTGCCGCTGTCGACGGTAAATGCATACGCTACAACCCGACATTCATCGCCAAACTTACTCCGGGCGAAACTATGACCCTCATCGGGCACGAAGTGTTTCACTGCGTGTTCGACCATGTCGGTCGGCGCGGAGATCGTGACCCTCGGCGCCACAACCAGGCTGGTGATTACATCATCAACGAAACCCTGGACAAAGCCGGGTTCGCTCCTATCAAGGGCTGGCTGCGTGACCCGAAGTATGACGGTATGTCCTCTGACGAGGTGTATAACCTGCTGCCCGAAGACAACGACCCCGGCAAAGACCCGCTGGACGATTGCCGGGACGGTGATCCTACTGACTGCGAGATGAATGCATCTGAATGGAAGGTCGCTACGATCCAGGCAGCCAACGCTGCACGCGCCATGGGTAAACTGCCAGCGAGCATGGCGCGGTTCGTCGACGCGCTGACTGCGAGCAAAGTGGACTGGCGGGCCATCCTGCGCCGGTTCGTTGTCGAGACGAGCAAGAACGACTACTCCTGGATGCGCCCCAACCGCAGGTTCATGGCACAGGGACTGATGCTGCCTACTATATATAGTGAGAGTATGGGCGAGATCGTGGTCGCTATAGACACCTCGGGCTCAATCGATCAGGACACGCTCAACGCGTTTGGCTCGGAGATCAAAGCCATCGTTCAGAGTGTCCGTCCGAGCAAGACGTACACCATATATTGCGACGCAGATGTTAACCATGTCGATGAGTTCGGCCCGAACGATGAGCTCCACTTCGAAATGCACGGCGGTGGTGGCACAAACTTCGCCCCACCATTCACCTACGTGGACGAGCACGGCATCAAACCAGTGTGCCTCGTCTATTTGACCGATCTTTATGGTGACCTGAGCTTCGCCCCACCTGATTACCCGGTGCTCTGGTGCTGCACGACGGACGTGGTTGCTCCGTTTGGTGAAACTGTGAAACTCGAGCTGTGAAATTCGAGTATTTTGATCGTGGCCCGACCATGTACAAATCCATCTACCTGGTAGACAAGTGGGTGAAACTTGAAGTGCTGCAGCTCAGTGTACACAGAGGGCAATGGACTATTCACCACACGGCGTTTTCCGAGTGCTTAACCAAGGCAGGCAAGGTGGCTGCAAACAACTTTGCCACACCACACGTCAACGAGCTCAATGTGCTGAAACGAATAACTGAAAGATTAGAAGGATAAACCCATGGGCTACTACTCAAACGTCGCGTTCGCCATTGAGGGCAAGCGCGAAGACATGATCACGATGCTCGTCACCTACCGCACGACGTATTCAGACCCAGTAGAAGCGACCACAGCTCTGAACGCTTGCTGCTTCGCGGAAAGTGGAGAGTTCGTAACCCTGATATACAAAAACGATTGCACGAAATGGTACGACGGTTTCCCAGATGTAAGAGCTCTCACTGAGTTGTTCGAGATATTCCAGAATGCTGAGGATGAAACCGAAGGAAAGTTCAACGGAAAGTTCATCCGAATCGGGGAGGATAACGCGGACGTCGACGAAGAATACTTCGGTCAAGACCCCCACGATATGCTCACGTTCGAGCGAAGCATTTACATGGATTTGAGCTATGACGAAACCATTCCTTTGGAGAAGCTATGTGTACCGACACCACCTATAAGTTCTCTGACCTAAGCGAGAGTGCTAAGCAGAATGCCCGAGAAGAGTTCACCTCGGACGGATACCTCGACTATGAGTGGTGGGACGGCGTCTACGAAGATGCTGTCCACATGGGTGCGCTCTTGGGGATCGAGATTAGTAGACCGATATGCGGGAAGCGGAAGGACACCAACATCTATTTTTCAGGGTTCTACAGCCAAGGCGATGGAGCTAGTTTCGAAGGTTCCTACCGATGTGTACCAGATGCAGTGGTGAAGGTACAAGCTGAAACCAACGACGAAGAGCTGATCCGTATCGCTCAGGAGTTGACTCTGCTCCAGGTCACAGGGCGAATAAAAGGATACAAACCCTTCAGCGCGACGATCACAAGGTCAGGACGCGGATGTCATTCATGCACGATGGACGTTAGTCTCAGTGGTTGGGGCGTCGACGAAGATGATGACCCTAACCAATACTACGCCGAAATCGAGAAACAAATCACTCAGCTCATGCGTGATTTCGCTGACTGGATTTACAAGCAGCTTGAAGCGCAGAACGACTGCCTGTACTCAAACGAGTGCGTCGACGAGCAGCTCAATGACCTTGATGATGAGTACGATGAATTCGGCTCTAAAATCTAAGGTCTAACAACGAAAGCACTACGATGACCCAAGCAGCCAGTTGGAGTTTCTCCAAACTCCAAGACTTCACCCGATGTAAACTCGCTTTCAAGATCAAGCACATCGATCGCGTACCCGAGCCTGAAAGACCCTTACCGAAGGGTAAAGATGAGCACGCGAATGATCGCGGTAGTCGTATTCACGACAACATCGAAACCTACATCCGAGGCGACCACGACGCGCTTTGCCCCGAAGCTGAGAGGCATTTCGGCATACTCATCGATTTCCTTCGTACCCTGTATGCCGATGGCATGGTCGAGATGGAGGGCACCTGGGCGTTCAACGAATCTTGGGAAGTAGCAGACTGGCAGACGGGCTGGCTCCGCTTAAAACTTGATGCGTTAGTTCGTTTATCCCCGACGCAAGCCGTTGTTTTGGATTGGAAAACGGGCCGACATTTTGGGGTAGAAGTCCAACACGCAAATCAGCTCAACCTCTACGCAGTAGCCACGTTCCTGCGTCACCCTGAGCTCGAAGAAATCACCGTGGCTGATTACTACATCGATCACGGAGTTAAGACCGAGCGCAAGTTCACACGTACCGAAGCGCTGCGCTACAAACGCACCTTCGACAAGCAGGGTAAGGACATCACCCGGTGTACTGAATTTCCAGCAAACCCCAACCGGTTTAGTTGCCAGTGGTGTGCGTATGGCCCTGAACACACCGGGCACTGCACCGTAGGAGTAAGGAAGGCATGAACAGTCAGGACGTATTAGTTAAAACGTGTTGGGTAGGCGGGCCTCCTGGCTCGTACAAGCCTAAGAGGGTACGGATATATAAGTCCACAGCTCGTGGGCCTAACGGCACAAGAGCTATGTCTGCTAAGGAGCAAGAATGCTTTAACTATCGCGCCTCGATAGTTGAGTATGTAACTGAGAATCCAAACCATACTGCCAAAGAGATAGCCGCAGCATTGTCTATTGACAACGCTCAAACTGTCACAGCGCTCTATTCGTTGGTTAAAGGTGGAACTTTGCACTGCACAAAATTCGATAAATCTAATTATTACTACTTATGAAACTCAAAATCAAGAAGCTGCACCCTAACGCAGTAGTCCCAACCTACGCCCATTGGGGCGATGCCTGCTTCGACCTGACGGCAGCTACATTCGAAATCGAAAACGACTACCACTTTCTGCGCGAAGGTTTTCCACTTATTTGCGGCACAGGGCTTGCATTCGAGATACCTGTGAACTTCGTCATGCTGATATTCAGCCGATCAGGTCATGGGTTTAAGCATGGCGTTCGCCTCGCCAATTGCGTTGGGGTCATCGACTCGTCGTATCGGGGCGAGGTGAAAGTCAGACTCACGTGCGACGAACCAAACATGCCTCTAATTAAAGTTGGTGACCGTGTCGCACAGGCGATGATCATTCCCACGACATGCATCGAATTTGAGCTTGTTGATCAGCTCTCCCAAACCGAGCGTGGCACGTCAGGCTTCGGAGGAAGCGGATCATGATAACTGCATCCGAACTCTTAGAAACCGCGATGCTCGCGGATGAATACTCCGCCACTCTGGCCGAGATTCAGCGCCTCGCCGTAGATCAAGCCAACAACGGCCCATCGTTTAACGACAGGCATACGCTCCTAAAAATAGCCCAGCTCATCATTGCGTGCTTCGCCCGAATCGAGGAGAGCCAAGCATGAAGCTCGACTCTACGCAAAGCGCACTTGTAAGCCAATCGATCACCTGGATACCTATCGACGCAGACACACCGATTGGTGTGAAGTGCCTCGTGATCGACAAGAAACAAGGCATCGCCTATCTACGTCCGTACACGCTGAATCACGGATGGACGCACTACTCCCCATTACCAACATTCAGGGATAAAGAATGAAAGCCTTCGCACATCAGAAAGTATCCATTGAGCACAACAAAACAACCCCCATCGTCTTCGATTGCAGCGACCCAGGCTGTGTATCTGCGGATACTGAGTATCTGACTCCCACGGGTTGGAAACGATTCGATAAATATACGCGTGGCGATCACGTGGCTCAGTTCCACCCCGACACTAGAGAGATTGAATTTGTGCTACCCCAGCAATACATCAAAAAACCGTGCGACAAAATGGTCGCCATATCCCCTACGCGGGGCACATCACAAAGACTTTCGCCAGAACATCGCGTTCTCTACTACGACCGAGAAGGCCAATACGATGTTTGCTCCGCGCAGGAATATATGGATGAGTTGCATCAACGAGGCACAGGAAGCTTCGATAAAAAATTCTGCACTACATTCTCGGTACGCGGCCATACAACGATTAACTTACCCCTAGAGCAGATACGAGTTCAGGTGGCTGTTATTGCTGACGGCCATTTCCCCAACGAATCTTTACGGTGTGTCGTAAGACTTAAAAAGTTTAGAAAGATTCAACGGTTACGTGTACTGCTCGAATCAGCCAATATTACCTATAGCGAACGTATGTGTGGGGGCGATCCAAATTTCTTTGTGTTTACATTTAATGCTCCCAGGCACGATAAAGAGTTTGGTAATTACTGGTGGGCAGCTTCGCAGGAACAGCTAAGCACTGTGGCTTCGGAGCTACCATATTGGGATAGTTCCATCAGTGATCGCCCTTCCAAAGGGATTCGATTCAGCTCATTCATAGAAGCATCAGCTATCTTCGCCCAATACGCCTTTTCGGCAGCAGGGCATCCTGCTTCAATAGCTGTGAGCGTAAGGGACAGACGTAATGAAAACCGGGGAGTAATGGTTGAATACGTCGTTCACGCACAAGCATCTGATAAGTTTATAGGCCCTGGGCGAGCTGAATCAGTTTTTATAGTCTCCAACCCCGAGGGATTCAAATACTGTTTTGAAGTCCCCTCATCATTCTTACTACTTAGACACAATGGATACATATTCGCTACGGGAAACACGGGCAAAACTTTTGTCCGCATTGCCAGCTTCAATGAGCGTAGAAGACAAGGTTCGGGAGCTTTACTCGTCCTGGCCCCTAGAACTCTCTTGCGCTCAGTTTGGGTCAACGACTTCAGAAAGTTCGCCCCCGGACTTGTCGTCTCTGTGGCGGATGCCGCCAACCGAGCAGTAGCTTTCGACGAAGAAGCTGACGTCTACGTTACGAACATCGACGCGGTACGCTGGATCGCCAACCAGAAACCTGCGTTCTTCAAAAAGTTCAGCGATCTGGTCATCGATGAATCATCCACGGTGAAGCATCACACCAGTATGCGCAGCAAAGCGGCTGCCAAAATCGCCAAATACTTCACCCACCGGTGCCTGATGACCGGCACGCCGAATAGCAACAGCATCACCGACATCTGGCACCAGGTCTATATCCTCGATAGCGGCAAGCGTCTGGGCAACAGCTTTCATCGGTTCCGCGACGCGGTATGCGTCCCGAAACAAGTTGGCCCAAATGCTAACGCCATGAAGTGGACAGATAAGGAAGGCGCTGAGGAATCAGTCTTCGGGCTGCTCACAGACATCGTGATTCGTCATAAGTTTGATGATTGTGTTGACATTCCAGACAACCACATCTACAGCTTCGACTATGCGCTGACCCCGAAGCAGATGCGGGCCTACCTGGAGCTGGAACAGACCCAGATGCTGACCCTGCGTGGCAAGAAGCCAGCCGTCCTGGCCATCAATGCGGCGGCGGTGGCCACGAAGCTCCTGCAGGTGGCTTGCCTTTCCGGGGATACAGAGGTGCTAACCAATTCTGGTTGGAAGCCCATAGAGCAGATAACCAAATTCGATTTAGTCTGGGATGGAGTCCAGTGGTGCGCTTGTTCGGGAGTAGCTCTGTCAGGACTTGCGGAGATTGTAAATTTTGAAGGGGTGCGAATGACCCCAGATCACAAAATACTCACCCTATCTGGGTGGGTTTCAGCTCAGGAGATATTAGATGGCAATGCCGATGGACGATTTAACCGGGAAAAAGTTCGGACTCCTGACAGCAATCAGACCGATTGGAGCCAACCCAAGAAAAAACATCCTGTGGGAACTGAAGTGCGTCTGTGGGAAGAGTGTGATCCGAATCGGGTCGAACTTAAAGAACCCCAACCGCCCCACCCCCAAGTCATGTGGATGCAACCGGAAGGAAATCATGCTTACTGTGATCGGGAAACACGGGATGTCAGATACCCCAATGTTCAACCGGTGGACCAAGATAAAAAGTCGTTGCTTATCTCCCTCAGACAAGGACTACAAAAACTATGGGGGGAGGGGTATCACTATGTGCGAGGAGTGGACAGATTCATTCGAGACTTTCTTCGAGGATATGAGCCCCTCGTATGTTCCGGGGACCAGCCTAGACCGAATAGACAACAACCTCGGGTACTCCAAAAGCAACTGCAAATGGAGCACACCGTCGGAGCAGGGAAACAACACACGGTTCAACGTACATATCTCAACCCCCCAGGGGGTAATGACGGTTGCTCAGGCGGCGAAAGCGTTCAACCTAAAACCGATAACCATTCGCAAAAGAATGGAGCGGGGGAACTTGGATTTGCTACGCCCAGTGAAAAAATAGCGGTATACGACATCTTGGATGTCCTCCCGAGACATCGTTTTACTGTACGGGGCAACTCCGGCGAGCCTTTCATAGTACATAATTCTGGCGCGGTCTACGACGGCATGGGCAGCTATCAGGTGGTGGACAACGCCCGCTACGAGATGGTACTGGACCTGGTCGAGCAGCGCAAGCACAGTCTGGTGTTCTTCCTCTGGACTCATCAACGTGACGCTCTGATCAAAGAGGCAGAACGACGCGGTATCAGCTTCGCCGTCATCGATGGGCATACGTCAGACAAGGAGCGTGCCGACATCGTCGCAGCCTACCAGGAGGGCGCCTACCGGACGATCTTCGCGCATCCGAAGAGCGCTGCGCATGGCCTGACGCTGACGAGAGGAACCGCGACGATTTGGGCATCGCCGACCTACGACCTGGAGATATTCAAACAGGGCAGTTCCCGCCAGCACCGCATCGGACAGACAGAAAAGACAGAGACCATCGTCGTTCTGGCAAAGGGCACGCTCGAAGAGAAGGTCTGGGACATGCTCAACGCGAAGGACAAACGGATGACAACTTTGCTCGACTTGTTCGGTACGTTGACGCCGGAAGTAGAAACGAAACGCAAGAAAGAAAAGGAAACAGCATGATAGTGCTAGACAAGTGGAAAAGGTTTGCCGTAAGTCATGTGATTGAGTCGCATACCGGCACGCCCGAGGAAGTGTATGACGCTATGGACGGAGCGGACTACAACGACACCGACGGGGTGTTCTCGCAATATGGAATTGATGAGCGTAGACCGTTTGATCTCATGTGCGAAGCAGATGTGTCTGACTTCGTTATGGACTTGGCCGTGACCGCTCAGCGGTGCAGTGAGGAAGCATGAACAACCACCCCCAACACATCCCCGACTGGTCCCGCCTGGTCAGCATCGATTTTGAAACGTACTACGACCAAGACTACACCCTCTCAAAGCTCAGCACTTCTGAGTACATCCGTGATCCGCGCTTTAAGGCCCAAATGATGGGCATAAAGATCGGCAACGGCAAAACAAGGATCATCCCCCATGCGCGCATCCAAACAGAACTGGCAAAAATCAACTGGGCTACGCATAGCCTACTCTGTCATAACACGCAGTTCGACGGTTTTATCCTGTCTTGTCACTATGGTGTTCACCCTGCTTTTCTTTACGATACTCTCAGCATGGCACGCGGTTTGCATAGCAATGACATTGGCGCCGGCCTGGACGAGGTATCTGTTTTCTATGGCGGTAAGGGCAAGCTCGAAGGTCTGGAGGACACGAAAGGTGTCCTGAAGTGGAACAAGGAGCTGTTCGCCAAGACCGCTGCGTATTGCGCGAACGACGTTGATGAGATGTTCCGTATCTTCACGCTGATGCTACCCAAGATGCCAGACGACGAGATCAGGCTCATCGATCTGACATGCCGGATGTTCACCAGCCCGGTGCTCAGGGTGGACATTCCACGCGTTGAGCGCGAGCTAGAGCGCGAGCTGCTCAAACGCGAGCAGCTCATGTATGCAGCCGTCGATCCAGAGGAGTGGCAGAGCGTACTCAAGGGCAAGGACAAGCTGCTCGAAGGTAAAGAGCGCGACATGATGATCATCAAGAAAGTCATCGGCAGCAACGACAAGTTCGTTGGGCTGCTGAAGGCTGAGGGCATCGAGCCGCCCATAAAGATCAGCCCAGCATGGATGAAGCTCGACAAGGAGACCCGTGAGAGTCCAGAAGGCGAGCTGAAGAAGTATGCCTACGCGTTCGCCAAGGACGATGCCAAGTTCACCGAGCTGCCGAACATGGTCGATGAGTGGGGGCTCGACCTAAACGACCCTGAACAGGTCAAGCTGATGATCGCCAAACAGGAGCGCATTCAGGCTCTGGTCGATGTGCGCCTGGCAGTCAAGAGCACGACGAACATTACCCGTGCTGAGAGGTTCTTGACCGCTGGCGCCAACGGCATGCCGCTGCCGGTGGGGCTAAATTATTATGCCGCACACACAGGAAGATGGGGAGGGGCAAACAAAATGAATTGTTTACCAGGCGAATCTGAGGTACTTACCCCCGAAGGTTGGGTGCCCCTGAATAAGTTCGATGACGCTACTCCTGTAGCGGTGTGGAATGCGGTAAGCAAGCAGATTACGTTCGCCCGAGTAGGTAAGGTGATATTCGGGTATTCCGGCCCCATGGTCCAAGCCAGAACCCACTCAGGTACACATGACGCGATGTACACCCCCGACCACGGAATTCCGGTGACCTACTACCGAAACAAAAATACCGTAGTCAGGCGTACCGCGCAAGAGCTGATAAATAGTTCGGATTGGCTGTTACCTGTATCAGGCGAGTATGACAATCCTGCACCTCGGTTCACGGTATCGCCAGAGATGGCCAGAGTCGCTGCGGCGATGCAGGCAGACGGAGGCATAGTGCCTAACAGCCCAGGGTCTAACGCGGCACAGTTTGGGTTCACGAAGCCCCGGAAAATAGCTCGGTTCCGCCAGATATTCGATGCCGCCGGATTGAGGTACACCGAAACGATCGCAGGCGAGTACACCAAGTTCTATGTCAACCACGGGCAAGCCCCTTTAGCCATGTTCAAATATTTCAACTCGTGGTTGTTGGGGCTATCGGGCGAAGCATTGGAGGCGTTGGTTGATGAAGCTGCCTATTGGGATGGACACGTCCGAAACGATAGCTACTTGTATTCATCCGCGACCAAACAGAATGCTGAATGGCTACAGACCGCAGCGCATTTAGTTGGCAGGTCAGCGCAGATGCAAGAAATAAACAACTTCAAAGGGTGGAACACCGATCCCGACGCCAAGCTCTGGGTCGTTAATGTGAAACCTAGAAGCTACGTAATTAACGAAAAGGATCGAACTCCTCTTACGCTCGTTGCGTACTTCGAAGGTAACGTGTATTGCCTCACTACACCTACTGGGTGGTTCATGATGAGGCACAACGGAACTATCCATGTAACCGGGAACTGCCAGAACCTCGTCCGAGGAGGTGAGCTGCGCCTGTCGATCCTGGCACCGAAGGGCCACATGCTCGCGGTGGCTGATAGTGGTCAGATCGAAGCCCGCGTCGGTGCCTGGCTGTGGAGGCAGGACGATATGGTTGAAGACTTCAGGAACACAGACAACGGCACAGACCGAGATGTGTACTGTAAGTTCGGCGACCACATCTATGGCCGCACGATTACGAAGGAGAACAAGGTCGAACGTTTTGTGGCCAAGACCTGCATTGCAGAAGGAGAGCTCGTATTAACGACTCGTGGACTCGTCCCAATAAATCTAATATCTAAAGAAGATTGGTTATGGGATGGAGTAGAATGGGTGCCCCATGACGGGGTTATTGACCAAGGTATTAAGGAGGTAATTACCTATGACGGACTCACCGCAACATCCGATCATGAAGTCTTCACCGAAGACGGACGGATTATTCCGTTCGGGCAAGCAGCATCCGAGATGGCTCGGCTCCAGAATACCGGAATTGAAGGGCAAGGTATTCGGTTCTGTGACGATCACGTCGTCGCAGATACACCGCGTAAAAGGCTCTCCGTACGTGTGGGGGCCGACCTTTCGGTACACGAAGGAAGGATTTACCGGAGAGCAGATAGTAGCTATGGCGCGCATACAGGTAGTGGCGAAATGCAAGAACTGGCGAGGAATACTCACCAAGTTAGATGCTATGACATAGCCAACGCCGGACCGCGATTAAGGTTCACCGTTTCGGGCAAACTCGTACTTAATTGTATTTTGGGATTAAGTTTTATGATGGGCCCGCTCAAGTTCCAGGCAACGCTGGCCAAAGGGGCGATCCCGACGTACTTCGATCTTGACACGTGTAAGAAGATCGTCAACATCTACCGCAGCAAGAATCACATGATCGTGCGCGGCTGGAAAGTCTGCGAGCGGATCATCGAGGACATGGCTGCTGGCCGTAAAGGCACACACGGGCCGATCCACTGGGAGAAAGAAACCATCTGGCTGCCCAACGGCATGGCCCTCAAGTATCCAGACATGCGTCAAACGCTCGGTGAAAAGGGCTGGATGGAGTGGTCGTACCAGTCGAAGAACATGCGCAAGAAACTGTACTCAGGCATCCTCGCGGAGAACCTGGCTCAGTCCCTGGCGCGGATCATCGTGGGTTGGCAGATGCTCCAGGTAGCCAAGAAATACCGTGCCGTGATGATGACACACGACGAATTCGTCTGCTGCGTCACGAAAGCCCAGGCACAGAAGTGCTTTGAGCTTATGACCAAGTGGATGCAGACGGCACCCGACTGGTGCCCTGATCTCCCCTTGGCGTCCGAAGGGGGAATCGCTGAGAACTACTCGAAATGAAGATGGTGCTTAACAGCTACGGTCGAGCGCTGTTCGGTCCGACGCGAGACCCACGGCATGCGCCAAAGTACAACGACTTCATTATTCGCCAGGACAGCATCAATAACTGGCTAATTTATTGGGACAACCGAAGGGACTTCATCGCTCGATTCGAAGGCACTTTCATCGAAGCAGACCAAGAGCTCAAACTGATGCTCATGACACAACGACTATCAACCTAGGAAACTACCATGCTAAAAATTACCAACCCCGAGCACTTTATCAAGGTATCTGAATTTGCCGTATCCGTCGGCGCGTTTGACAAACTCACCGAGGAACTGAAATACCTGATGAACTACGGAGAGGGCGACAACGTCTGTGAGCTCCATGCCGACTGGGCTCCCAACAGTTTCGCGTTCGCGGTGGTCCGCCCGGACGGCACCCACTGGTTCCACGGCGGGCTGATCTATTCAGGCCCTGGCCAACCGCTCGACGGTTCAGCCCCAGCGCTGACAGTCGGCATCGGCATTGACAGCTCCAAGCACGGGTGGAGCATCCATACATGATTCTTGAATGATTTGTTCAAGAATCTTATATCTAAGTTAGAATCACCAACCTGAAAGGCACTACATGTCAGAAGTTATCGACAAACCCCGCGCACGCACCGTTAAGGCTGCGAAACCCGGTCCGGCGCTAACCATCGGTGCAGCCACCGACCGGATGTGGAAACTGCGCGAGGACAAACGAGCCCTTGAGGCTCAGGTCAAAGTCATCGAGACGGAGATGAAGGAGCTGGAAGGCACCGTCTTCGGCCTGCTCGATGGCCAAGACACCAGGAAAGCCGAGGGCAAGTCTGCTTCGGTCAGCATCAACGAGTCGGTCGTTGCAAACGTCGAGAACTGGGATGCTTTCTGGCCTTGGCTCGCCAAGGCCAAAAACTTCCACCTCGTGCAGAAACGGGTCTCTGACCCAGGTATGCGCGAGCTCTGGGCTCTCGGCAAGACGATTCCGGGCGTGCAGCCCTTCACAAAACGCACATTGGCAATTCGGTCTCTCTAAATTCTAAGTTCTACGAAAGTTTTTCATGGCTACAAAATCCAAAGCTGCTGTTTCTAAATCCACCGAGGTCGCGGTTGTAAAACCCACCGGTGGCAACCTGGTCTCCATCAAGGAGCAGATGGCCGCTGAGCTGGCCAGCCTGGCCTCACGCACCGACGGTTCACCCAAGAAGATCAAATACGAGGGCGACAAGTTCACGCTGCCCTCGGGCGCGATGTTCCAGTCCCCAATGAAGGTGGTCGTGCTCGACTTCAACACCCAGCACACACTGTATGAAGGCTCGTATGTGCAGGGCAAAGTCAGCCCGATCATCTGCGCAGCCAACGGTGAAAATCCGAAGGAGATGGTGCCCTACGCGTCGATCAAAGACCCACAGTGTGGCACCTGCACCGGCTGCTGGGCCAATGAGTTCGAGTCAGCCAGTGCCGGCAAGGGCAAAGCGTGCAAACAGGTGCGTACCATGGCCGTACTGGTTGAGGACGCTGAAGGCGTCATTGACCCTACCGGCCCGATCTACCTGATGCAGACCAACGTGACCGCGAACAAGGTGTTCGACGCGTTCGTCAAGACCGTGGCTGCCGTGTTCCAGGTGCCGCCGGTCGGCGTGACGGTCGAGCTGAACATCGCTCACGAGAGCAAGTGGGACTACGTGACCTACAACAACCCAGTGCGCAACGAAGACCTGGAAGCCTGTTTCGCTCGTCGTGCTGAGGCCAAAGCCATGCTGGCTGAGGAAACCGCAGTATCCGCCCCGACGCCTGAAGAGAAGAAAGCCCCTGCTCGCGGCAAACCGGTAACGGCTCGCCGCTAAGGGTAAACCCCTAGACCAGAATCACCCTTTCGGGTGATGGTCTAAAACCTAATTACGTTCTAACATGACCCGCTCCTGGTACATCGCCACTGCGCTTGACTCGTTCAAGAGGCTCAACGAAGTCCTGGGCAAGCTGACCCCAGAAGAAATCATCGCCTGCCTCGAACTCGAGGCAAGTACCCAACGTCGCCGGTCCGTTTTGACCCGGCTGATCTCGCGAGCAGTTCGGCTCAACGAGATCGCTTTCAGTAATAGCCTACAGGAGAAATTCCATGCCCCGTCCAAAAGCCCTCAAATTCGCCACCCCCGCCGAGAAGAAAACAGCCCTGGCTGACCTCAAGCTCGCAGTGGCATCGCACACCGTCAACACCAAGAGCATCAGCGCCGCGCTGAAGGAAGCAGAAAAGGCTCTGGCTGAGGCCAAGAAAAGTTCTGATGCAGCGGTCGCGGCTGCTGAAAAACAGGCAGAAACTGCTCGTAAATCAGCAGAAAAGGTTCTTGCAGGGGCTACGAAAGCTCATGAAGCCGCTGCGGCCAAAGCAGCACGGCTTCAGGCTGGAGCCGTAGCCGGTGCCGAGAAGCTCGAAAAGCGTCGCGCCGAGATCGAAGCCGCTTCTGTGGCCGTCGAGGTGAAAGCCAAAGCGACGAAGGCTACGAAAGAAGCCGCCACTGCTGAGTAATCGTGCCGACCCGCCGAACGACTCGGTGGGCGATGCCATCAACTTCGGAGAAATATGAAACATTTAATGATTGACATGGAATCCTTAGCGACTACCGCAGACGCCTGCATTATGAGCATTGGAGCGGTGAAGTTCGACCTCGACTCAACCGCGCTTGATGATCTCGGTTTTTACGCATCGATCAGTATCGATTCCAACCTGGAACTCAAGCGTCGGGTCAGCGAAGATACTTTGATCTGGTGGATGAAGCAAGGGCCGAATGCCCAGGGCGTATTCCATGAGGAAAAACAGACCCTGCGCAACGCTGTCGCGGGGCTCATCGACTGGATGGGCAATGGCCAGTACACAGTGTGGAGCAACGGGGCGGATTTCGACATCCCCATGTTGTCCCATGCATGCGCTCAGCTCAGCATCGAAGTACCCTGGCTGTACTACAACAGCCGGTGCTTCAGGACCTACAAGAACCTACCAGGTGCGAAGGCTATCAAGCTGCCATTCCAGGGCACCAAACACAATGCATTGTTCGACGCCGTCCACCAGGCGCGTACTGTTCAAGCCATTCAAGCAGCGCTGTTCCCCCCGGTGAACGCGGCGCGTGCCAAATCCAAAGTAGGAACAACCAATGAGTAATATTGATGAAACTCTGGCGGAACGCGGCAGCCGCTACGGCGAGTTCGTGGACCACGCTGAAGTGACCCAGTTGATCAAAGAAGCCATGCGCTTCGGCGACAACTGGGAGAGCCTGGCCGACGATATGAAGGAGTGCCTGGAGATGCTCGCACACAAAGTGGGCAGAATTCTGAATGGAGACCCTGAGTACGTCGACTCCTGGACGGACATTATTGGGTATGCCCGGCTGGTTGAAAAACGGCTGATTGCTGAAGCTGAGCCCAAGCTGCCAAAGGCTAAGAGAGCAGTACCGTCGTTCGATGAGCTCATGAAGGCCGTGGGCACTTTGTGCGACGCCGGAGTGCTACGCCAGACCGACTAATGGCCACACCTGAGAACACGTTCATCCAGTCAGTCCACCGGCATCTGCCGGCACAGTTGTACAGGATGAAGAACAACAACCAGTACAACTCGGGTATTCCCGACGTTTGGTACAGCGGTAGGAAATCCGAGCTTTGGGTTGAATTTAAGTACCTTGCGGTGCCTAAAAGGCCCTATACTTTAATCAAGATTAACCTATCCGAACTCCAGAAAAATTGGCTGCGCAATAGACATGCTGAAGGGCGTCAGGTTGCTGTTGTTGTTGGGTGTACCGAGGGAGGGGTGTACTTTGACGGATTGTCATGGGATCAAGACTATACCGCCAATGATTTTCGACGATTGATTGAACCACGCGACGCGCTCGCAAAAAAAATTCAAGAGCGTGTCGGGTAACCGAACGATCTATTTTTTTTTTTACTGGGAAATCATCATGAGAAACAATGAAGCAGGGTTATTCCCTGCGCTAGAAGCAGTTCTACGTGCGTCAGACAAACCTCTCGATGCCCAAGAATTATTCGATATGGCCTCAGTCAAGGAGCACGCAGCCTCAGCAGCCAGGGTCTCTGATTACCTTGGCAACATGTGGCGCAAAGGCGTCGTGACCCGACTACCCGCCGCAGGCGAAGGGCGTGGCAAACCCCGCTGGATGTACCAGTGGAAAGGCCAGAAGGGGCCTAAGTATCTTGACGCTATCGAGTACACCCCAAGGATTCTGGCCGACCGTCCAGCTATGCTGATTACCGAAGAAGGAAGGGACATCGTCCTTGAGTTTGAGAACCTTGTGATAACTATTCGACAGAAACCAGGAAAATAAATTACTGCCCGTTCGCGGGCATTTTTACGCCTATTGAATCTATGATCTAACTTGGAAATATGAAATGAGTTGTTCAAATAACAATACGCTAGTTGCCCGGTTCTGGGCAAAAGTCACTAAGTCCGACGGGTGTTGGCTTTGGATTGGCCATACCAATCCAGCCGGGTACGGGATGATCGCCACATCTGGTGGTAAGCGTTCAGCCCACCGTGTGTCCTACGAGTTAGCAAACGGGCCAGTCCCGGAAGGATTACTGGTTCGCCACTCTTGTGACAACCCTCGGTGTGTAGACCCTTCTCATCTATCTCTCGGTACGACCCAGGACAACGTAGACGACAGGGTAACTAGAGGGCGAAGTGTGAACTTGGCCGGCGAGAACCACGCTCGCTCGAAGCTCAGTCCCTCAACGGTCCAGGCGATTCGCAGCTCGTTGCTAACCCTTGGCGAGCTGTCAAAAAATTTTGAAGTATCTAAATCCACTGTATGCAAGATCAGAAATAACCAAGCATGGAGGCACGTATGAAAATCAAACCTCAACTGGCCGAAGACGCAGTCCTCGACCAGGTGCAGTTTCCCTGTATCGTACAGACCAAAATTGACGGCGTCCGCGCAATAAACCTTCAGGGCACATTGACTGGCCGCAGCCTCGACCCGTTCAAGGGGTTTGGCATTACAGATTATTTTAGCCACCCCAAATTCCTCGGGTTCGATGGCGAGATGACCCTCGGTGACAAGCCAAACTGCAGCGAACGGCTATGCAGCCTGACCACAGGCGCGATGGGCCGGTTCAAGGGCGTGACTGAAATGCCTGATCTTCACTGGTGGGTTTTTGACCTGGTCACACCTGAGACGGTCGGTCTTCGGTACGAAGACCGACATGCTGCACTGTCGCGTCGGGTCATCAAACTGGGTCATCCACGGGTGCATCTCGTGCCCTCTTACGTTGTGGATACACCTGCACACTTAGCCCACAACATCGCACAGTTTGCGGCTGCAGGGTACGAAGGCACGATCATCCGCAACCCACATGCGCCATATAAAACTGGCCGAGCGACGCTCAAAGGCCAGGAATTGTGGCGCGTGAAGCCTTGGGCTGACTTCGAGATTCTAGTCACCGGCATTACGGAGGGGCAGATAAATGCCAACGAGGCTAAGAAAAACACCCTCGGGCGCACAGAGCGTAGCAGCGCAAAGGCGGGCATGGTGCCGAACGGCCAAGTCGGTTCTATCCATGGGACGATGCTGGCCGATTTCCATGACCCGGTAACAGGCAAGCTCTTGTTCCCGAAAGGTCTACCAGTTACGGCGGGCAGCGGTGAGATGTCAGTCGCTGAGGCACTCGATTATTTCGCCAATCCCGGCAAGGTCGTCGGACATATCGCCAAGATTAAAACTATGACCCATGGGGTTAAAGACTTGCCGAGATTCCCGACCTATGTGTCACATCGCTTACCACAGGATATGTAAATGGATCAACCAACAAACTCAAACGTATCAAGCACGGAACCTGTGCATCTAATCTGTCAACTTAAAGGACCTTGGGTGTGCCTCCCGTCAGGAGAATGGTTGCAGGTGCCGAACTCGCCGCTACCGGCCTCGCCGCCAGATAACGCACCTCCACGCGGGGAATGTGCAACAGACTGGTCGGCAGCATGAAGCCCTTACCACCAGACCCTGACACATACAACGAGCAGCGGAGCATGTCTGCAGGGCTGGCCCTGCGTGCGTTGATACGGGCAACGAACGTCGATTTCGAAGACGCCCCCGCTGATCTTCTGACCAACCTGATGCACTGGTGTGACCGGCACGATAAAAGTTTCGACGCTGAATATGCTCGAGCACGGACAAGCTACCTCGCCGAAACCACCATCCCCTATACCGTCGAATCTGAGGACATAAACGATGCGCTATAAGCTCAACGAAGACGGCACTACTTGTGTCGACCCAGATACGAAGTGGCGCCCCATCGACCAGCACACCCCTATAGGTATCAGGATACTGCTGACTCACAGACCGTCGGGAATGATGCACATCGGTGTGTACCGTCCTTCCATGATCGAAGCCTACTGCACCCACTGGCGACCGCTACCCACCTTCAAGGATTAATGATGTACATGCGAGATCATCCCCCCTACATTGAAGCTGTGGCTGCCATGCACCGCCACGAGATCGAGATTGCGCTGATCACAAAGACTCTGGACGATCAGACGCTCGTGCTTGCTCGTGATGGCATACGTGCGCCTTATGTCGAACGCGTATCACTCATCGCCCAGCGTAGCGACGAGCGCTACAAACTCAAACTCTTGGCAGCAAAGGTGAGCAGGATGAAGCAGGAGCTTCATGAACTAAGGAAAGAAGAGGAAAATGATGTCTTCTGAACGGATTGAAGTTTTGAACCACGGATCAGTGGCATTACTTGAGCACATGGGGTCTGATCTCTCGATCGTCAGATCAGCGCGAGTCTCATATAACGCAGACTGGCGAGAAGGTGGTGATGACGCCAAGCTCATCGACTATTTGATGAAGCATCGCCACACTTCGCCCTTCGAATGTGTGCAGTTCACCTTTGAGGTGAAGGCTCCGATCTTTGTGTTCCGTCAGTGGCACCGTCACCGGACTTGGAGCTTTAACGAGATCAGTGCTCGATACTCAGAGCTGCCCAACGAATACTATGTTCCAGAGGTGAGCCATATCACGATGCAGAGCAAGTCGAACAAACAGATGCGCACCGACGTTGAGCATCCCGATTCGATCATGCTCCAGGATCAGATCGCCAGCCACTGTCACGACTCGTTCAGGTTGTACCACGCGATGATTGAACGCGGCTGCCCCCGCGAGCTCGCTCGTGGTGTGCTGCCGATGAACACGTTCAGCCGGATGTTTGCCACGGTTGATTTGCACAACCTGTTCCACTTCCTCAAGCTGCGGCTGCATGAGCACGCTCAGATGGAAATCCGCGTGTACGCTGAGGCCATGCTGACGTTGATCGAGCCCATCGTGCCGGTGGCGGTGGCTGCGTGGAAGAAACACAACCAGGCGTGACCCCGACGCACTCCCCACAAACCCGCCACCCGGCGGGTTTTCTACTTCTGGGCTCCTTATGCACACTTACCACTTTACCCGCGTCAGTGGGAACACGAAGTGCGGACCTATTCCCGTTACCACCGCCAGCAAATCTACCTGCCCAGTCTGCTGCCCACTCAAAGGCCAGGGCTGTTACGCCGAATACGGACCGATGGGGCTCCACTGGAACCAGTTGTCGATTGGCAACCGGGGCATCACCCTGAGCGAAGTCTGCGACAGCATCCGCAAGCTGCCCAAACACCAGCTCTGGCGATGGGGCCAGGCGGGTGACCTGCCCGGCAACGGCCACGAGATTGATGAGGCTGGTCTGAACCAGATCATCGGGGCCAACGCCAACCGCGACGGGTTCGCCTTCACGCACTACGACCCCGGCATCGGGGACAACGCGGCTGCCATCCTGGCGGCAAACACCAACGGGTTCACGGTCAACCTGTCAGCCAACAACCTGGAGCACGCTGACGCGCTGGCAGACGCAGATATAGGCCCGGTGGTCGTGGTGCTGCCCATTGGCACCACGAAGCCCCTGAAGACCCCGGCAGGGCGGCATGTGTCCATCTGCCCTGCTGCGGTGCGCGACGACGTCCAGTGCGCGTCCTGCGGCATCTGTGCGCACCCTACCAGGAAGGCGATCATTGGGTTTCCCGCCCACGGCAGCGGACAGGCAAAAGCTCAGCGGGTGTTTTTCGCGGGGAAATCTGGCCCTTAGATAATTGCACTTATCTTAGGGCCATGTGGATAACTTGGGTGTGGATATCCAGACGACCACCCCCACCCATGGGGGTGGTTGTGAATAAACTACCCCCACTCATGAGGGTGGTTGATGCCCGACCACCCCCACCCATGGGGGACTAACAAGACTTTAAGACTAACTGCATTAGAAGGCACAACCCGGTGGATAAGTTTTTTGCCTGTTTTTTAGGCAGGACATCCAAACATCCGCTTTCTAAGAGGGGGGCAAGGGGGCAGCCTCTACGTTATAGGATTGAACAGTGTTGTTGTCACCCTGGACTATCGTGATGTTGATGGTTATCTCTTTGTCGGTCGGCATGTTCCCTGTTTTTGCGAGACGCTTTAGCTGGTCAACGAAATCTCCGAACCCGACGGGGACGTACTTTCGCTCCCCTGTCTTCCATGGCGTTCCGTCTTTTTCGTCGATCTTGATTGACTCTGTGACTGAGTAACGGTTGACTCGGCCTTGGCTTCTGTCCGCCTTGATCAAATCAGCCTCCAGCAGCGTCTTCATGGCTCGCTGTACCGTGTTCACACTGACCCCCACCAATTCGCCTATACGAGCGTTTGAGGGCCATGCGTTGCCCGTCTCAAGTCCCGCGTGACTTTTGATGACGCAGTACACCGCCCATGGCACTGCGCCGATTTTTGCAATCAGGCCGGACTGTAGCGACTCGCTGACGACATGGAACCAAACGTGTTTCACGTCTTTTTCCTGCCATTGCTGATGATCCATAGTAGCTTCCTAGTTCTCTAACTTCCTAGCTCTCTACCCATCGCGCCAAGGATCAGCGCCACGATTGTCGTGTCTCGCTTGAGCGCTTCCTCTTTCCACGCCTTGCGCACCGAGGCAGGGATGGTGATGTTCAACTGTACTGCCTTGTCTTCAGGAGCGACCAGGTGTATCGGGATGTCTTTGCGCACCAGGTCAGCGATAGGTTTCGTTTTTATAGCCACCGTGCGGCCTCCAGTTCTTTGATCAGCGCGTCGATGTCAGCCTTAGCATCGGCGTTTGAGTAATCGTAAACGCTCAGCCCATCGGACAACGCTTGGGCAAACACTGTGCGGTTTCCGATGGTCGAGGTGAGCTGGTCGAATCCGTACTCGTTCCAGCCACCACCTTCGATCTCTTTGGTCAGCCTGGTGTGCTTGACGACTCGGTTCGTCAGGAACGCGACGTCGATCTTGCCGCCCAGGTCGAGCTTTGCCTGGATCATTGAAATCGTCGCAGCACACGCCCAGATGTCAGCGGCACACGGCTGGATGACAACGATGGCTACCTGGGCGACCCGAATGGCAACGGCACTCATCGACTCGGCTTTGGCCGGTGTGTCGATGATCACGATGTCTGCATTGAGTGCGTCGAGGGCAGTGAGCATCTGCGGCCTGTCCATGGCCACGACTGTCGGCAAGTTCGCACCCGCAGGGCTTGCCTCTCGCCAGTCCCTTGCTGTGCCTTGGGGATCAGCGTCCACCAGGATCACTTTTTGACCCCTGCGGTGCAGGGCAGTGGCGAGGTTCAGACTGACGGTCGTTTTTCCCGACCCGCCCTTCTCATTGAGTAGTGCGATGATTTTCATTTTAGGAACCTAGTTTGATATGGGCCTATCAGTATAGGACAATAGGTTCCTTCAACCCGCCCGGCATCAGCCGGCATTTTTCAACTCCGCAACTTAAAGGATCACTCCATGCAAATTTATCGAACCATTCACACCGATGCACTTACCAAGCACACCTCCTGGCAAGCCAGCCAGACCGAAGCCAGTAAGAAACGCGGCGAGCTCAAACGCGCTGGGTTCAAGCCCGAGACAGTGACTGTTAACATCCCAACAGCCAAAGGCCCACTGATCGAGTGGCTCAACGAGAACGTGACCTCATGAACTTCGCGGTGTTGTTCACAGTATCACGTGTGATCACGGCGGTGTACCGCACACTGCTGACCACCGTACTGCTGTACTACCTGGTCAAGCGCATCAAGGAACGACGACCGCCGAGGGACAGTCACGAGCGGTACAAGTAGGCGTATGATTGGCCTCCTGATTATTTAGGGGCTGGTTATGGTTTGGTTTTCAGACTCCAACGAGGTCGAAGAGTTCATCAGGAAAAATAAACCGCCTACAGGTAAGCGCTGGGAAGTCTACGAAGACGAGGGGTTTGTAGATGAGTTCAGCTACGAACATTCACTAAGCGTGAAGGGCGGGTACTACATCACGTGCGTGAAGGACACTGAATTTATCCCCATAAGTGCCCCACACATACAGAGCGCCGAAGACCGAAAGCGGTTTATTCAGGAGAACACTGACCCTGATGACCCAGACGGGCTGGACAAGGCCAGGGAGAAATGGCGCAAGACTTACCTCTCCGACACACCCGATGTGGACGACACCAACTACGGTGGGTGGATGGGTCCGCACGGTGGCAACCATTAGCGACATCATTCAGTCGCCGCGAATAGCCCCGAATTATTCCCGCTTCCACAGGGAATCACGTTTGCGCGGGCGCCACCTGCAGATAGTTGTCAAGCCTACTAACTACTGGATGCGCATACAGTAATTCTGGCTTTCCGAGGCTTCTTTCACCGTTTTGAGCCTTTCCAGCAAATGGCTAATTTAGCTAAAGTTTCAGCGTAATGAGTGAAATGCAAAAGTCCCTCTACAACCCCTCTATCTCTCTTTCTTACTCTTCTCCTATATTACTCTACTCTAAATTAAAGTTAGAAATTAAGTAGTATATAAAAAGATAGAGCTAATATGTTCCTATATAGGGTTTCAGAGCATCGATGTAATGACCTGTCAAACCCTTAATCCTCAAACATCACCTCTTTCGCTGACCCACCAGTGAAGACTTCCTTGTAGAGGGCATTGGCTGGCATGGCGTCAATCAGTGTAGACCCAAACTGTTTGCGCCCGCCCGCAGTCTGTAGGGCATCGCCAAGCTGCTCAATCGTAGGGCCAGACAGTGCGCCGACGCCAGTGCCGCCCCGGCCAACATCAGTGGCGACGTCCAGACCGAACTGTCCGACCCCGAGCAGCCCAGCACGTTGTACACCGTACCCAATGTAATCGGCAACGTCCCAGTTCTTCTTCCATTCCGGCGTGTCGCCACCGCCCTGCAGAATCCCCTTCACGGTGTCGGCGGCAATCATCACCGGCACGTAAGCGCCGAGCGCCATCGCTGGGGCGTAGTTACCGTGCTTGAACTCATGCACGACGCGGGTGAGGATCGTCTGCTGGAACGCGAATATGAACTGCTTCAGGTGTGCCAGTAGCGCGAAGTGTGGGTCGTTCATCCATATCGGCTTGTCTGCCGCGTTGGGCCGCAGCACCGCACCATCCACCCACTGGTTGATGGCAGCATGGACCCGTTTCTCCTGGCGCTTGGTCAGCCCGTCGTATCCGCTCAATGCGATGCGCCCGTTGGGCATCAGCTTGATGTCGCCCGGGCGGATGCCCAGTTCGCCCATCCAGCGCTCGCTGTGCGGCGACGCCGTCAGTCCGGCGTGCTTGGCCATGAAGCTCATGGCTGCCTCAGAGGCACCAACCCTGAACGCCCGGTTGAGCCCCTCGACCATGTTGTACTTGAAGAACGCGTCGTTGGCCTTCTTCATCACACCACCCACCATGCCCTGGGTGTACACGTCGCCCACGATGCTGCCCAGTATGGCCTTGTCCACGACACCCACCATCTCGGCCAGACGTGTGGCCTCATCGTTGATTGCCTTGCCGCCATACGTTTCGCGGATCGACGCCACGCCCCGCTTGAGTGTGTCGTATGCCTGCGCGAGGTTGCCGCCGCGCACCATCACGCCCAGCGGGTCGATGACCATGCTGAACGCAGCCATCGGCAGCAGCCTGATGTTCTGATACACCACGAGGTTGCCGATCAGCCTGCGTGCCGTCGGGTTGAGGGTGTCGCCCAGGGTGCCGTCAATGCCCTTGATGTACTGCTCGGCCAGCTCCAGGTGCTCCTTGGTCGCGCCCTGCTGCTTGGCCTGGTTGAACAGGGCTTCGAGCTTGGTCACGTCGGGGTCATTGGCGTTGTAGCCGAACCGGCGCTCCCACTCGGCTTTCCTGGTGGCCTGGGTGATGTATGAGGCCATCGTGCCCATCAGGTCCTTGTTCAGGAAAGGCGCCACGTCCTCAGCCTTCAGGAAGGCCAGTTCGCGCTTTTTCTTGAACTGCATGCCCGGCGAGCTGGCCTCGATGCCGAACTCGTTGCCGTCTCTGGAGGTCAGGCTCTGGAGGAAGTCTGTGACGTTGCCCTTGAACTGGCCTGAGCGCACGTATGGCTCCAGCATGTCCCTGAACGCCTGCTCGTTTTTGCTGATGTAGTGGACGTCCCAGACCCGTGGAAAGTAGTCCTTGCCCAGATTGCCAATTTTGACCCCTGCGGAGACCATATAGTCGCGTGTGACCTTCAAAATGCCCTTTACGTGATCCACCGCCAGCCTACCCTCCGCAGAAGCCGCCACAGAGCCCGATTCCAGGGCCTCCAGGGCCTCTTTGAGCGTCTCTGGTGCATACCCCCCTAGAACGTCCACCATGCCGCCCAGGCGCTTTGTGGCCTCGATCCGGGCTGCTGGGAGATATCCATGGTCCAAACCGGTCTCCAGAGCGTCTTTTTTGATCATTTTGGCCAGATCAGCCAGCGCCGGGATGCCGGTGTCGCGCAGCCGCCCCGCCCCGGTGCCGATCACCGCGTCTGCCAGGCGACCGAGCGGTTCAGTAAATGACTTGGCAGTCTCAAGAACCCTGTTTCGGCCAGGCTCCATCATGGCACGCTTCATGGCGTTGGGGGTGCCCATCGCCTGAGCGTAGGAGCCATCGTTGAAGTGCTTCATGATGTGCAGCGCCCGCTCGTCGTTGCTCCAGGTGCCCAGGACTTGACGGATGAACTTGGCGATCTTCTGGAACACTGTCGTGACCTGCGGGTTCACGTCCAGGTGGCCGGCAGCCCAGAGCTGGTACATGTAGGCAGCACGCTCCTCGGGGTCCTTGAGCTGATTCAGAACGTCGGGCTGGTTCTTGTAGAACTCCCGAATCTGCTTCATGATGTGGGGCGACCGCGCCGCAGCCTCAACGACCCGGATGATGTCGTGGGCACCAGCATCACGCAGTTGGGCGAAGAAAGCGTGCAGGCTCTCGTGGTACGCCGTGGACATCGGGTTCAGCGCGTGGACTGACAGGCGGATGATGTCGCCCGCAGACGTGCGCCGGAACTCGCCTGCGTGGGTGAACTTGGCCCAGGCCAGCTTGACCGAGTGGCCCAGGACTTTCTCGATGTACTCGCGGATGTCCTTGCTGGTCTGAGGGTTCTTGGCGTTGGTGTTCGGGTTGGTGGTCTCCATGCTGTACGCCACGTCCGGGTCCCCCATCAGGAAGCTCAACCGGTCGTTGATGGCGTCAGTCACAGCCATGATGTTCTCAGTCGCCGGCTGCTCGGCCAGCAGCTCAGCCGCCCGCTGTAGCCCCTTGGCGTCGTCCGAGGTGCTGAGTTCCTCGATCAGTGCCTTGTCACCAGAGGCTGCTCTCTCCACGAACGCCGCCTTCTTGGCGGCTACGGCTTTTGGGTTTGTTGGCCCTCCGCGAGCTGCCACCAGCGCAGCGAGCTGCTCCGGCGTGGCCTTGGTCATATTCCTACGCGCATCCACCGCGTCCTTGCCGGGGGCGTCGCGCTGATCCGGCACCCGCCCGCCGTCTGTGGAACGGGGCACTGGTTCGTGCTGAGTACCGACGAAGGCTGCCTCTAGATCATCCTGCCGCGCAGCACGAGCCTTGTCTGCCTTCAGGGTCACTCCGCTCTGGGTGCTCGCCCCTGATGAGCCACGGTTGGCGTTGGCCTGGTTGGCCTTCTCGTCGCGTTCGAGGTCGAGGTGGGTGTAAGGGTCTGAGATGGTCGCATTGGCTGGTCGCTCTGCGCCAACGGCAGTACCCTTGTTGAACCGCACAGGGTTCTTCGCAATCGCGCCCTTCTTCACTACCAGGCTCTCGCCATTCACCCCAGGCGCCATGATCACGTCCTTGTACTTCCGGCTCAGCTCGTTGATCAGCTTCGAGGCTTCTGCCGGGGTCACGTCCAGGTCAGAGCGTGCCATGCCCTTGCCGAACTTGCCGCTGTCGAGCTGGGCCTCCAGCAGCTTGATCTCGTTGCTGATCATGTTGCGCCAGTTCCAACTGGCATCCTCTGGCATGGTCTCCATCATCGCCTGCCTGCGGTTGAGCTCCATGACCACCTGGCGCTCGGTCATCTGGTCGATGGTGGACTTCAGCGTCGAGTTGGCGATGCCCTTGTCCCCGTAGTTGACGGTGCTCTTGACCTTGCTCTTCTCGGGCTCCGGGGCCAGGGCGATGAGCCTGCGCTGATCGACCTCGCTCATGCTGCTCATGCTCGCCAGCAGCGTCAGCGCCCGGCTCTTGATCTTCGCCGCTGCGGCGCTGGCCGTAGCGTCCCACGAGTGGACGGTATCGACGAGGTTGTTGTACAGCAGTCGTGACCCGACACCGACCCAGTGACCGCTGCCGTCCATGTTCGAGCGCCCACGATCCATCCCGCCGGAGGTAGTGCGGGGGTCTTTCATCAGCTCTGCACCGGTCTTGAGCTTCCCGTCAGTCTGGCTGCCGTACAACGGCCCGTCGCGCTCGCCCTGCAGCGCAGCGGTCAGGTGGATGTTCTCGTCTTTGCCGATCTCGCGCCGGCCCTGGCCCTGGCCTGCGTTGAAGCCTACGTCGCCGACAGCAGCCAAACGCGCTGCCCCTATGATCGGGAGCGTCTTGCCGTCAGCGTTTTCGGTGGCCTCGTTCCTGTGCTCGGCCAAGTTAATCCCCCCGTGGTAGTTCCCCTGCAGCACCTCGTTCGCGCCTGTCTTGTTCAGCATCCCGGTGTCTTTGTCGAACCGGGTGTCTCGACCAGTGTTGGCCTCGGGGAAGAACGTGTTGCTGTCGTTGGCGACGTACTCCTGTTCCCTCGGGTCTTTGCTGTCTGGCACGTATTTGGGGTTCTTGCTCGCCGAGCTTGACCCGTTCGAGCTGACGAACACATAGTCCTCTGGCCCGTACTTCCCAGCGTTGACCGGAACCCCCTGGCTCTTCGCGTCTCGTGCGTAGGCTGCGGTCGAAGACTTTGCATGACCCCTGCCGATGAAGTGCGTCGCCCGGTTTGCTTTGTGCTGATCCTTGCCGGTGTACTCGTTGCGTGGGGTCAGCTTGAACCCCGTGCCGCCGTCGCTTGCCGGCTCCTGCCCGCCCGGCGTCCAGAGGCCCGGCTCGATCTCGGCATACCCTTGAGACTTGAGGTGCTTGGCGACCTTGCGCTCGCCCAGGTTGTAGATGCGTTTGCGGTTGGTGAACGTGTCGGTGATGATCGTCGCCCCTGCATCGACTGCGCGGTTGATCTCATGGTAGTCCGGCTCAATCCAGTTGCCGTCGAACTTCGTGACGGAGTCGTCGTAGCTGACCGGGCTGCCGTCAGCGTTGCGCTTGCGCTCAGTCGGCGGCAGACGCGGGCGCTCGGACCCAACGATGTCGTCCCCAGCGGCGAGGTCTTTGTTGCGCATCCAATCCAGGTCGCTCTGAGCGTCCTTGATGTCTTCCTTGATCGCGGCGAGCACTTCCTTCGGCTCTCCAGCTCTACGAGCCAACTGGTACTGCTTGCGTAAGTCGTTGATATTGCTATGTATTTTGTCACTGTTCTTCTCACCTGGGGTGCGGAAGTCGAGCTTCTTCGCTTCCCCCCAGGTCATCGGTTTGCGCCGACCGTTCGCCGTCACGAACCCAATCACCGTCGAGTCCGGGACGATCATCCCGCCCTTGCCCTCTTTGATGCCGTTGGCCTCGGCGACGATGGCCTTCAGCACGTCCGGGTGTGCCCCGGCTTTCTTCGCCGCCAGGTGCTGGGCGCGCAGCTCTGTGAGCCGGGCGATGGAGATGTCGCGGTCTACGTTCCCTGGGTTCTTCGACCAGATTTTCTCCTTCTCCCCGAACTGCTGGTTCAGCATGGCGATGCCCTGCTTGAACCCGTCGATCATGCGCTGAACATAGTTCATCGGCACTTCGCGCTCGGTACGTCCCTGTATCTTTTCGCGTGCAACTGATGCGATCCGAGTCGCGTCAACAATATGCCCGCCGATCTCCAACCGGCTGCGGCTGTTCGGGAACGCTGTCGTGTCGAGCTTCATGCCATCGAGGTCTTCAGCGCTGAACTCGCCGGGGTTGCGCCGATCTTCCACGACGATGCGGCCCATCTTCGCGCCGGGCACAACCGTGGTGTTCCCGTCCTTGTCGGTCACCGTAGTGTCACCGTGGTCACGAGCCTCTGTCCCAGTTAGACGTTCGAAGTAGACGTGGTAGCCGTTCTGTGCGGCGGTACGCACCACCTTGCCGTCGGCATCAAGCGTGCTGTACTGGCGCTCCAGGTCGAGCTGGTGCTGGTTCGCGTACTGGCTACCCTCGGGCATGGCGCGTCCGTTGAGTTTGCTCTTGCTCTTGCCTTTCACATCCGGCTTGGTCAGGCCGTACTCTAGTCTATGCTGCTGCTCCCCTTCGATCCGGTTGCCCTGGTCGTCGAACTTCGCCGTGCTGCCCAGCGGGGTGTAGCCGACCTCGGAGTCTTGGGCCTCGTTACTGGTGGTGTCGATGTCGTTGCCGTTCTCATCGAACTCAGCGTCCTGGTTGCCCTCGACAGCGAACGCTCTGTCAGGCCCGCCGTCTGTGGTGCCGCGCAGCCCGCCGTCCTCGTCGTACATCCCTGACTTGACCTGACGGGCGTGCTTCTCAACGAACTCGTATGCTCGGTCTGCGTTGTCACCAAACAGGTGCTGGGTCAGGTTGGCGAACCGGGTGTTGATTGCCTGGGTCTCTGCAGCACCCTTGCCCTTGGTTGTTTCGCCTCGTGCGTGGGCGGTCATGACCTCGAGGATGCGTGCCGGGTCCTGCACAGCCTCAGTGTCCTGAGCATCGGGGGAGAGCATCGCGGCGAGCTTGTCGTGCATCTTGACCTTGTTCCCACGAGACGCTTCGATCTGGTTCAGGACGGCGAACTTCTTCTCGACCGCAGTCGAGTCGAGCTTGTTGCCGCTCAGTGCATTCAGTACCGTCTCCAGAACGTCGAGCGAGTCTGTACCGAACACGTCAGTGAACCGATCCATCACCTTCGGGCTCAGCGGCCCTTTAGGGACCATCTCGCCGATAAGGCGCAAAGCGCTTGCCATCTCGTTGATAGAGTCGTTGTTGTCAAACAGGTCAGGACGGCGCTGGGCCAGCCCGGACTCGATCAGCGCAGTGTGGATCGCCTTGTCAGCACCGGAGTAGTCCTCAGACTTCTTCGACTGGTCCAGATACTCATCGCGGAACGCCTCCTTGGCTTCATCCTTCGTCATCCCCTCGGCCATCTTCTGGGCTATGTACTCCTTGCGGTCGTTGATCGTCCATGCTTTTGGCTCAACCCTCGGAGGGGGAGGCACATCCTGTTGAGCTTCTGACGCATTCAGGATGTCATCGATCTCGTCCCATGGGCCAGGCGCTGGCTTATTGGGCGCAGGCCCCTCGGGCGGCGCAGCCTCGTCCGTAGGGCCGTTGAAGTCCAGGCGCGCCCAGTCGTTGGGCGTAACCGGAGAGCCATCCTCATTGATGTCAGTCCATTTTGTCTCGGCATCGACATCCTTGCGCTTGTACTTGTTGTGGCTCTCTTTTACCGCGTCGGCGAATGCGTTGACCCGCTTGGCTGCCGCCTGGCCCAGGTCCCACGCTTTCTTCATGGTAGCTACCGTCATCTGGCTGGCGGAGTCCTTGGCGTTGGCCATGGCAGCCATGAGCTCGGCGCGTTTGGCTTCATCGAGCCCAGCGCTGTCGAGCATCTCCTTGCCCCACTTCATCGTGGCCTTGTACTTCTCACTGTCGGAGAGCTCTGTCATCCGCTTCTTCGCTTCGTCGGTGGTGGCGTTGAGCCAATCCTGTGGGCTGCCGAGCTCTTCGCCTCGGGTCATCTTGCCAAGGGTGTCGTCGATCTTTGTCCGGGCCTTACCCATCAGCTCGCCCATGTCCTCGAACGCTGACTTGACCTTCTTACCTGGAGCAGTCTCGCCGAGCTCGTTGAGCTTACCCTCTGTGCCGGCCTTCGCCGCAGCCAGGCGCTCATTAATCGACGTCTTGGCTGAATCGTAAGCCTCACCGATCTGCGGGGCCACACGGTGCGCCATCTCTCCAGCGAACCCGACGTGGCCCATGGCACCACCAGCGACCGCGCCGCCGATGGTGTTCTCCTTGATCGATGCCCAGTCAAGCGGCGCATCCGGGTTGGCACCGACCTGTTTGAGCGCATCGCCACCGCCTTCGGCCACGCCCTCCAGGGCGAGGGCTCCACCCACGTTCTTGCCGTACAGCCCGCGTGCTGACTGCTGAGCCAGGCCGGGGGCACCGGCCCGCAGCAGCTTGCTCGCGGCCATGTGTGGCACGATACTCTGGAACGCCGCCGAGCCCAAGCCGCCGAGCCCGACACCTAGGGCGCGTTCACCCAGTGGGCGCTCTGCGGATGTCGGATCAGCCTGCTGCTTCTGGATTGCGTCGCCGATCTCGAACGGAGCGATTGCTCCTGTGGCAGCCAACAGCCCAGGGATCGCTGCACCACCGGTAAGCGCCGAGGCACCCATCGCGGCCAACGAGACTGGGGCCGAGCCGCCGACCAGACCAGCAGCGTAGCGCAGGAAGTCTTTGCCGCCGTGAACGTCATCCCACCTGCCGACTTGTGGAGCGTACTGCTGCGCCTCCTGACGAAGCGCATCAGAATCGGTGTAACGCTCCTTGGCGAAGTCGTCGGCGCCGACCAGCTCCCCAGCCATGCCCGCAACGGACTGGAGCTGAGAGCCAGCACCGCGCAGGCCGGAACTCCAGCCCTTGCTGAGCGCCGTGCCGACGGTGTCGTCAAACTCCATGGCTTGCGGGTCTTGTGCCTGCAGCAGTTCAGAAAACATTCCCATGGTGTGCCCTTATCTAAGTGAGTTGTTAGAACTTGACCAGTTGCCAAAGATATGGTTGGCATCAGGTCCGTGCTGCATGTTTACCCTGGGAGTGCTGCCAACTGGCTCCCCTGTATCTGGATCGACGAACTCGACTCGTTCCTGGAAGATATTGCCTTTTTGGGCGCGCATATTCCTGTCGGCGTAAGTGCGTAGGTCGTTGGTCGTGCCGCCGCTTCCGGCTAGGGGCGAAATTCCGTAGGATTTGCGTGCTAGGTCCATACGTTGGAAGTGCTTGGTCATATCCGCACGATCCTGATCATCGAGCGCAGTGCGCCCCTTAGCTGCGAGGAGCTTGCCGTAGGCTACTTTCTCAGGGTCCTTTGAGTTCAGCAAAGATGGGATCATTTTGCCGATGGTGGCGTCGGTCGCCTGGGTGTAATCTGCGATGAGCTTGGCATCGGGCACGATTTTCCCGTCTGAGTCTTTAGTCTGGAATATCTTCGACGCGTGATCATCCCAGTCTCTGTTGGCGGCGATCTTCTGGCTGGCGTTGTTGCTCGCTACTTCTTGCCCGTGCTTAGCCACATCGAGCCCGTAGCTGCGGTCTGCGTTGGCCTGAGCGAGCTGTATCTCCTGCGCCTTTAGCATGTGCCCGAACATTGCCGGGTTCATCATTGGGTCAGGGCGACCACTCATCTCGCGCTGCCACTTAACCTTGTCTGCGTTGAGCTTGGCGAGTTCCTTCTCCGTAGTGCGCTGCTGCCACCCCATCTTCGGGCCGGTGTAGTACATCTCCTGGCCCTTGGGCATCAGGTTACCGCTGTGATCAAAGTTGCGGGTAGCACCGAGTTCTCCGGGGGCGTTGTACTTATCCCATTCAGTTTTGAACTTTGCCAGCTTGGCGTCGTTAGCGGCTTTGAATGGATCACCAGCCTCGCGCAGGTTGGTCTTCTGCTGAGGCGGGTTCAGCATATCGGCGACAGCCTTGTCTTTGTCACGCATGAAGTAGTCAGACACCATCGGGGCGACGGCTTTGGCTCCCTCATACACGCCACGCAGGCCCAGATACCCTGCGGCAATGGGAGCAGCGGGCGTGGCAAGTGCAGCACCAGCAGCCATGTCGCCTGCACCTTTCGCCATCTTCCAGCCGTCACCTTCATCCATACCGCTGGCGAGTTCGTACCCGCCGGCCAGCACCGGTACTGCGCGGCCTGCACCCCGCATGAGCAGGGCTGCTTTTTGCCCAGCGCGGTATCCGCCGGGGGGCTTAGGCGGGCCTGAGTTCGGAGGCGTAGGGGTAGCCTCCGGCATAGGCGCAGGCGCTCCGGGCCGGTTCATTCGGTTGTTAAATGATTCGAGCCGTTCGGCGGTACGCACCCTGTCTGCCGGGATGGGTATCTCCGGAGCGGCTTCGCGTAGCTGAGAGCTGATGGCTGGGTTGCGGGGGTCGAACCCCATCTTCATAGCCTGGGCGCGTGCCAGCTCCTGCTGAACAAGCGGGCTTTTTGGGTCGTATCCGCCGAACGAACTTTCGGCTCTCAACCCTTTCCCCCCGTTCAAAGCCTTCGCGTCTGCCTGCTCAGGCGTCATGCCCTTCTCGGCTAGCACCACCTCGCGCAGCCCGCGCAGATGGCTCCGCAGCTCAGGCTCGGCGTCGAGCATGTCGTTGCTGACAACGAACTCGCCGCCTTCGTACTTCGCTTTGAATTTGTCTCCCCGTGCTGGCCCGGGCACAAGTCCCCCCTCCCCGTCCTCGTACTCGCCGCCGGTGCGCATGCCCACCCGGTACAGGGGGTTAGAAGACGGGTTCGCCGACACGGTGATCGACGGCTCTTCCTGCGGCGCTAGCTGGGTCATGTCGAAGTTGTTCATCGGCATCTTGCCGCCGGGGATAGCTGGCCGCCCGCCGACACTGCCAGAGTAGCTTGGCATTGACTGCTGAGGTGGCGGGCTGTCAGTGCGCAAACCCATCGGTTTATCCGAGTAGCTGTTGCCCTGCTTATAGAGGTTCTGCTGGATCGGCGCGCCTACTGAATCCGTGCGCATGGTGGTCACCGTCTTCCATGGCTGATTGGCATCTGGTGCTGCGCTTGCACCCAACTGCTGCGCTGAGAACGCAGCGTTCGCCTCTGCGAAGCTCGGGGCCTGTAAGGGTGTGACACCCTTCCACGCATTTGCGTCGTTCTGCGCTGATGTCGTACCAGGCTCAGCTACTGAGTAGGCACGCAGTTGCGAGGGTTTGCCTGACATAGTGCTGAGGTTCGGGTTCAGGTTGTGCGTGATGCCCATACTGTCAGGAGCTGTCTGCTCTGCCGCAGTGCGGCCTGGGACAATCTGGCCCACCGGGGAGGATGAGGGTTGCGGCGACAGTGGCGCTGGTTGTTTAGGTGCAGTGAGCCTTTGTTTGAACGCAGCGCGCTCTGCGTCGAACATGCTACCGATCTTCCCCCGCTGGTACGGGAACTGGCCAGCAGTTATCGTCGCGCCAGGTGCAGCTTGAGCTTGAGCGGGTTCTTCACTATCGAACAACCCTTGCACGTCGCTGACAAACCCTTCGATCCCGCCGCCGAGCTTCATGTGTATCTCACCACCGTGCTTCATCCCTATCTGAGGCATGGCCATCTGGAAGCTTCCAGTGCCGAGCATTGACGCGCTATCTATTTTGCCGTCGCCTGGAGATAGTTCTAGCCCACTCTGGGCCCGCAGCGTGAGCTGATTCTGACCGAACCGGTGGATACGGGATTCGGCTTGGCGTAGAGGGCTTTTCTGCATAGTTGTCTTTCAAAGAGCTTAGATGATTATCGCAGTCTTAGGTAGCTGCATACTCAACAGCCAGTGCGTTCATTCCAGCCATAGCTGCCCCCGCCAAGTTTGCGTGAACCGTGGCTGTGGACTGGTGCAAGGATGCAATGGTTCTGCCATATTGCTGGGTCAGGTCAGAAGATTTCAGCGCCGCATCTATACCCAACTGGGCCTGTTTAATGGATATGTCAGACGTCGCCTTGTAGAACTCGGTTCTCACTTGCGCGTCCGCTACGGCTGCTGCGGTCTGTGCCTGAAATGCAACGACCGACTGGCGTTGGTTCTCGAGCTGGGTTCTGGCAACCTCACCCTTTGACATTACAACCGCTTTGTAGGCTTCAACAGAAGCGATGTACTGCTTTGCCCGTGCGTCGTTCGTCATAGCCTGGGCTTGGGTGGCGGCGGATTGCGCGTCGATTGATGCCTTATACCCAGCCACTTGGGCCGAATATGCGCCGATCTCGCTCTCCCGCATTTTCAACTTCGCGACATTTCCGCCGACTTGGGCCGTGAACCCCTGCCACTCCGCAGTTTTTGCAGTGACTTGGGCACCATAAGCCTGCACTTGCGCCTGGAACAGATCGACTTTCAACCTCTCGAGGGAGGCTTTGCTGACCGTTGCATCCACTTGAGTTTTGTACATCGTGGTGAGTGATGTCAGCACATCAATTCGCGCCCGGTACACAGCCACGCGGGACATATCCACCTGGGTCAGGGCTTGTAGTGCCTGAATCTCGGCTTTGTACACCTCGATACCGACGAGGGCCGACTGGACCAATGTCTGATATACCTGGGCATCTGCCTTGTACCCTTCGATCTTTGCTGTGTACAAGCGTACGGATGCGTTATACGTCTCGACCAGCGCGTTCACCATGCTCTGTGCGTAGGCACTGGCCTGGCCATTCAGGGCTACAACACTTTGCAGGTATCCGAGCGTAGCGCTCACCATCGCCGTGCGTAGCCCTGTCGAAGTGGTCACAGCGAACTGGAGGTTTTTCTGCTCCATCTCAGCCTGCATGGCCACGATCTCAGATGCTGCGCGGGCGTTCGTATCAGCACCTGCTTGCCGGGCCTGCTGCATGGCAGACATCAGCGCACCGGTGGGCAGAGTGAAGCCACGAGTAGCTGCATCGTTGAGCGCCTGATCACGCACACGGCGGGCCTCAGCGTCGTTCTTGCCACGAGCGCGAGAGTAGATCGCGTCCTCAACCTCGGGTTTCAGGCCAGTGCCGCCGTCGAGGTACTTGGCCAGTTGGTCTTCAATCCGCGTGAGTTGCTCATGATACCTTGGGTTGATCTTCGCCATCTGTGCATCGACGTACCCGTCTGCCATCGTGACAAACCTCGGCGCAGCCTCCTGGTACGCACCAGCCAGCGCAGCCGCTAGATCGTTTGGAGCCGCAACTGCATCCTCTGGGCGAATCCCACTGAATGCCGGCAGAACAATGTTCGGGGCGGGCGGTGCTTCGCGATCGCCGACGTTTGGCGGGGCTGGAACGAGCAGCGATGGAGCACTCGGGAACTGGGCCTCGAGGTTCAGACTCGGCAAGGAGGTGCCAAACTCGGCTAGTTGAGCGGGCTGCGTCGGGTCGGTCACGTCGGGGGCAGCGGCATCCAGGGGCGCTGGTGCATTAGACGTGTCAATCTCCGAGATGTCTTGGAACGTCGGCATCCCGCCCGGTTCTATTGGTAGGTCGAGGGTAACTCCAGTGAGCGTCGGGGGTGTCAGGTTTACCGATGCGGGCGGGGCGTTGGGTAAGGACGGAGGACAGCGATGTACCCTATATTTTCTATCGCTTTCAGTGCATCGCCAATTGCGACGTCTGAGGCAGTAACCATGCCTGCTGCATAAATCTTTGCCGCATCTATTAGCTGTTTCGCTGTGGGCGTCGTAGGTGTAGTTGCCATTAAATTCTCCTCGTCATGTTGTGAGTTTCAAGCTCAATCGTGTCGATCTCGCATGCTCCAGTGCCCGATGCACCCAGGGCGAAATACCGCTCGCGTACACCCTTGCCGAACACTTGGCGATGGTTCTGGGCCAGCGCATCGCGTGGCGTGCTGAAGCTGTAAGTGTTCGGTGCCTGTTCGCCAGCATGAAGCTGAACCGTACTGGCCGGGCCGAACCGACCACCGAAATAGGCTGATGCCACGGTCTTCTTCGTCGGTGTCTTGAAGTCGTCCATCGCTGTCTTGACTGCCCACGGTATCGCCGTGCCGTTGTCTGTCGTGCCTTCAAGCAGGTACAGGCCGGTGCTGTTCGCGCCGTAGTAGCTGTTCTGATAGCGCACCACATGGGTGAACGGGAAGTTCGTGTAGTGCGTGACCTCGTTGACGGGTATCTCTTGGTTCGTCACCCGTGGCCTGTGGCCGAGGTTCACCGCGTAGGCTTCGTAAGTCGCTGTGACGACTGCGGTGCCGATAGCTGTCAGCCGTGCGCTTGGTGCTGCCAGCCACGCCTGTATGGTCTGGCCCATGCGCGGGCTTGGAGCAATGAGGTTCGCAGAGCCGTGGTTCTGCATGGTAGCCGTGGAGGTCAGCTCGAACAGCGGGGCTGTGACTGCGACGGTTGCGACACCGCCTGTCGTGCCGGTGGCCGTGAGTGTGGGCTTGCCGGTAACGCTGACACTGCACACTGCACCGCCGTAGCCTACGAGGTTCGGGCTGGGTGCTGACAGGGTGGCGGTCGCCAACTTGGTCACAGTGCCAGCGGCTTGTAGCGTGGGTTTCGGTGCCGTCAGGCTGGCGGTCGCCATGCGGGTGACTGTGCCGGTGGCGGTCAGCGTGGGTTTCGGTGCTGTGAGCCTGGCATTCGCTCCAGTGTAGAACGTGAGCGTCGGGCTTGGCGCTGTCAGGTTCGCGGCCTGCTCGCCTGTGCTGTCGTGGGCTTGGAGGACGAGTCGTGGGCTGGGGGCGGTGAGTGTTTGGGAATTGGCGCCTGTAGCGGCGAATAGCGAAGGACTTGGGGCCGTGACCGAGGCATCTGCTCCGGCGTATGCCGCCAATATGGGCGCGGGCGGCGATATGCTTACTGATGCCTCTCCCCGAACCATAGCGAATGTAAACTGAGTGCTTAGCGCGGAACCTGCTGTGCCATCACCCTGATCAGTCCATGTCGTCCCATCGTCGGAGTGCTGGAGCTTGAACGATGTCGGGATGGGGTAGCTACTTCCAGACCATAGAGTTAAGTAATTTATGGAGTAGGCTGCACCATCGCCAAAGTCCCACATGATCCAATTCAGCCCGGTTGGACTTGACCACCACCCGTCGTATGTCGGCGGGAGATATACATCTCCCCTGAACGCATTGGCTGCAGGATAGGATGCGTTGCTGGATTGGGCGCTTGCTGTGCCATTCCCGGTGATAGACAAGTTTGGTCCATCAACCGTCTCTCGCATCTGAATGACTGCGATCGTTGTGGCTATGCCATATCCATCCAAGGTGACGGGTAGTATCCTCCAATATCTATGTGCTGCCACTTGTGACTCCTTATATCAATCCGCAGTTGGCTTTGAGCGGTGTAGCTTTTGGCGCACCGCTATGGTTAAGTTCCTGTTGTATATCCATAACATTTCTCCGCTATACCCAGCCGACTATGGCTACCGATGCGTCAGTCGGCAACGTGGGTGAGCCTTTTATAACGCCGAACTTAGGCGCATATATCACCGGGTCTGTTGTGGATACCCCGGATTGCGTCGGGGCGATGAACGATATAACTTCTTCGATCCCAGCAAAGTATGCAGCATCGCACTCCAGCGTAGTATCCGCCGATGTCTTTCCATATATTTTCAGAGGGCCGTGTTCGATAGTCTCTATATCAAACGGGCCTGACTGATCTGGTAGCGGGGTAGCCTCTCCGGCATAGAAGAACCCATAGTAGGTGTTTGTTACTACCGACCCGCCGAAATCTATTCCGCGATACTGGCGCGTATCCGTCCATGACTGAGTCCCGGCGGACTCTGACCCTACTTCTCTAGTCCATGTCCTCTTCGACATGTACACAGCTTCTGCGTCGTAATGGGGAACTACAAATAGAGCGGTGCCTGCAGTGTATTTCGTGTAGTTCCTAGTTATAAAAGTTGCTTGAGCACCGCCGTAGTAGAGTTGATACCTACCGTACAGCGTAGATTTTGCGAACGTACCCCCTACGCGAGCAGACTCTCTCCCTGACTCGAGAATGTGGGGCTGTGGTTCCGGTGGGTTTGAGTACGGCACGTATTGGACACCGTATATAGCCCCTCCGTTTGCGGGCTCACCGAACGGAACCCTTTCTGTGCCAAATCCACCTACCTCATTTACAGTTTCTTGCTTGGAGTCCACGCTGGTTATCTCTGCGCTGCCAACAGTAAACGTCCCTTCAAAGTGGCGCGAGGATAGAAGCGTGTCAGTGTATTTCCCAAGCGGCGTGGTTGGCATGAACTGGTAGACTAACAGCTGACCTTGGTAGGCAGTGTTGTGTGCAAACTCGTTTGTTACCTCGCGGACACCAGGGCCGAGGTCAACCCATCGCCCTTTGAACCTGCATAACTGCACATCGTCGCCTTTGTAGAAAACGTACAAAGGCGCATCGCAGTCGATCATGACGTTGAACCCCTTACCTAGCCGACGAGAGTGCTGGTTGTCCCAGATCGGGAAAAGCACACACCAGTAGTGATAGTCTAGAACAAATTGTTTGTTTTTCTCTACTGCCTGTAGGCTCACCGTCCAGACATCATCAGCGGACTTAGTTGGGTTGATTCGGTAGTGGGATGCGTCGTAATAATTAGTGTTCGTCTCAGCGAAGATGCCTCCGGCTAGCGCAACAATGTCTGCTGCTGTTCCACTGAAGTTCCAGTGCCAACGATAGCCGAAAGAATCGCCGATTATAGTTTCCCCGAACTGAATAACCTGTCTCGATGAAACTATGGGTAGGCTGACTGACAACAAGTACGTCTCTAGCCGGACTCGCTCACTTTGGGGGAGTGGGCGCGGGTTGCTGCTGCTCAACAGTTTATGAATGAACTCTAGCTTCTTCGGGGCGGCCATTTGGAACACAGTTAGCGCGTCTGTAGCCGCTTCAAACAGCCAGTGCTTACCGGTCTCCGGGTCGAACCATACGCCAGACGATGTGCTCAGGGTGAACTCCGTTATCGCGTTCTCTTCATCTTTGCGCTCATCAGCATACGATGTGGGGAGTGTGATCGTTCCTTGTCCAACCTTTATCACCGGCTTACCAGAGGTGTTGTTGTAGTTTGTCCCAGGTGAGTTCTGAAACTCATACAGGTGCGACCCGTAGATGGCCTGAACGTAGAGCCTGGTGCGTCCGGTAAACTGAGATGCTGGAGTTTGCTGTTTTTTATCCTTGAGCACCAGGTCGTTCTTCATCCGGGCATACACCGGCGGGTCATCGGTTGTGAGCTCTACTCCGGCTGAATACGACTTGGCCCTGCTATCGAGTTCAATCTGACCGTATGCTTTACTTCTGCTAACCCACGCCCTGCCAGCGAGTTGTCCATACGTACCAAGAGCGCGTTCGCTGGGTTGCTCCTTCCAGTTACCTACTTCGTTGACTATGTACCCACTAACATAGTTGGCATATCCGGTCGTCTTGTACAGCACACCATCGGGGTTGCCGTATTCCCAGCGCAGGTCAACAATACCGCTGTCCATGCTGATAGGGAGCAGCGGGTTGCCATCAATCCTGATGTACTCATGCCCAGGTTCGATGCGCACCTTGATTGACACACCGTCGATCTCGAATGACTGACTGGCGTGGGCAAGCCCCAGCTTCTTGAGCTTGGCTACACAGCTACGAGCGAAGGGGAGGAATGATTCCCCTCCGAGGATGATGCGGTGCTCCAATTTTCAAGTCCAGGACTCGCCGCGCAGGATTGCGCTGATGCGGCCACGCGACACGCCAAACATTTCTGCGAGTTTTGAATGCGGGCCAACGCCATCGGATGCTAGTTTACGCAGTTCTGCAACTTTCTCATATGTCAGTTTACCTTTGTGTTCTTTGGCTTCTCGTGTCTGAACCATGCCGGTTCTGGCAATGCTCATGTTCCTGCGGGCTTGCTCGCTGTACGGGACACCCTTGCGTGCTGCACTCAGTATTGCACCGAAGCCAGGATGTTTCTTTTTCCCTTTTGTTGCCGCAGATAGCTTTGCCCGTTGTTCGGCGGGCATTGGCTTCCCTCGCTTCAGGTCAGCCGCCATTTGGTACGCTTTGGCGCACAACCCAACGCCATAGTATTGGTGATCTTTGCCGCGAGGGACTTTCGCCGCAATTTTTGCCTTGTGCTCATCCGACAACTTCATTCCAGCACACGTCTCAACAACGATTCGTCTGTTGTATCCAAACTCTCTCAGATTGGCCTTGTAGCCATCCATGATTCGCTGCTCGTAAAACAGAATATCTTTCTCTGCACATACGATAAGCTGTTTAAACTTGAACGCGTCATGGCCGTATTTCGCCCATGCGGCCTGTAGGTGTGCAGACGCATGTTCGCCGCGTTTCAAGTGGTTTTTGTGTGCATTCAGTCTGGCACCTACATTGATTGACGAACCGATATACACCTTGTTATCCAAGGTGTTACGGATTTCATATACCCCAGCAGTGCGCGTCATGACTAGCTAGCACTTTGCGTCCAAGTAAACACGTCTATCGTTACAGGGCTTGATGTGGTGATGGCTGTGTTGCTCAGATTCATATCAGCGCCACTCGTAGCGATGGAGCCGTCCAACCGGGCTTCAGCCTTCAGCGATGTCTGATCGGTATCCACATCAGCGCCTGCGTTTGTCTTGAGCCGGAAATAACCAGCCGTACCAGCGGCCAGGCCCACCGAGAACGACCACACACCCGACTTACTCACTGCGCCGTCGGCGGCAGTAGCGAAGGTCAGGCCATTGGTTGAAACCCCGGCGACGAACGCGCCAGAGGCCAGTGTGAACCGACCGAGCTTCGTGCCTGTAGGAGCTAAGTCTGCGCTGGCAGGCTGAGTGCCAGAATAAATGTCGATAATGCCGTCGGCGAAGGTGGCGGCGAAGCCGGTAGAACCGGCGAGATTGGTGCGTAATTTATTGCTGAGGCGGATGGTCATGGGATAACTCCTAGAGAGAATTGAAGGCTGTGCCCCCGGTTTGCAGCGACGCGACGTATCTGGCTTGACCGTCTTGGCGCACTAAACACCCACCAGCGCGAATGCCGGGAGCGACTGAAATCTGTTTTTCGGTGAGATTTGCGAATGGAGCGAAGGCGCATAACCCTCGCAACGACCAGAAGAGAATTGAACTGTCGTATCGCGCCCAATGTTGGCCCGCCACCACGCCATAGTCGGCCAGCGTGTCGAGCTTCTGGCCGTCATACGCAAACACCTTGGCATCTGTGCCGATCACCAGCGCACTGTCGTGCGGGGCCAGCATCTCGACCTTGCCGGGCACGATGATGTAGTTCTGATTCAAATTGAAAAGGTGATACCCGAGTGCCTCGCTGAACCAAACGACTGACTGGTTTTCGCTGGCCATGTAGCTCGATGCATAAACACGCCCGCGCCATGCCTGAATCACGTCAGAGCCGAACGGCAACGGGTCAAGGAAGTTGTTCAGCAGGTCACGCCCGAGCGCATCTGGTGAAGCGTTGAAGGTGAACGCTGATGACGTTGCGCGTCCTGCGAGCTGATACACCTCGGAGTTCGCTGGGGTGATGTAGATGTTGTTGCCTGGTGTAAGCCCGCTGAGTTGTAGCGATTGACCTTCAGCCAGGGTGATCTCTGCGGCTTCGCTTGCGCCAGTCTCACGCCCGTCGGGCAATGTGGCCGTGCAGCGCACTTGGTACAAGCCTGCTGGCAGGTTGCCAGTCACAGCGGCTACGCTCGGTGCTGTAGGCGCAGTCCATCCCCAAGGGATGATGCTGTTGTCTGGCAGGATGATGCCAGTATCAACGCCATTGTTGAAAAACACCTGCTCGTTGATTTCGCACCAATGAACCGTCTTTCCTGGGGCTAACATGGTGTAGATGATGGTGCCCACAAAATCCTGGATGGTGCTGTCTGTTGCCAGATACAAGCGGCTGAAATCGAGCGTGTTGTAGGCACCGGTGAACGCTCCGGCGCGGTTCAGGGCGTAGCCTTCGCGCTTGGAGATGGCCCCTGTGTCGCTGATGTTGACGTTATCGGCCTGGGCGAGCCACTTCATCCCGAGCCGCATGGGGTCGGACACGTTATTGATGCCCTTGAACGCCGAAATGGTTTCCATAGCTAGATTCTATCTTAGATGGTAGATGCCGGGAGGTTGGATTCCGGGCACTACACCGGTTGCGGCCTCCGCACCTCCCGGTGGCGGCAGATTGAACTGAGGCCGTCAAATTCCACCGTATGTGACGGTTCCGACCGGCCTGCGGGCGCGGGTCTGCTCGGCTTTCGCCTTCGCGCAGTACGCTGCGTGTAGTCCTGCGTACATCTCGTAAGCGCTCTTGTTGTAGGCTTCTGTGTCCTGCACACCATACGCCAGGTGCTTGACCCAGTGCAGCAGGTAGCGGTGGTGCTGTTCGGGGATTTCAAAGTCGTCACCAGCCTCGACCGTGACCGGCAGCCGGAACACGCGCAGCTCGATGGTCGCAGCCTCTGATGGCACGGGCCAAGCACGCAGGGTGTTCTCTTCGAGCCCGGAGATCAGCGCCCTGCACGGGCCTGTGGTGCCGTCGAACTTCATGCTGTTCTCATGCATCTTCTCAGCGGAGATGATCGGCATAGCCCGCCCAGTGGAGGCGTCGATAGCGTCACGAATCTTCAGGATGCTCGGGTTGGTGGTGTACCACTGCGTGCCGGGCACGATGGCGACTGTGTAGCTGCGGGCGTCGGCGATACCGAACGTGTCGCGGCAGAACTGCTTCTGCGCCGCGTCGATGGCCCCATACACCCAGGCGTCAGACCAGAGGTAGGGTAGTTCGAGGTCGAAGACCTCGATGCGGAACAGGGCGAGCAGCTCGGTGGTAGTCATTACACAGCCTTGTCAGCTTGATACTTTTGCCAGAGCACGTCGCGCTCCTTGGCGTCGATGCTCCAGCCGAGCTCTTTACTGAGTACAGCCGCGTGGGGCGCACCGGTGCCAGCGAAGTCGCCGCGCTTGTTGCGCAGGATGAGCTTCTCGAAAGCGAGGAACACTTCAAACTCGCGCTCGGCGGCAACGGTCGGTTCTTTCGGACCACCGTCGTCGGGCGGCTCGGGAATTTCTTCAGCGGGGACGATGCCGCAGGCGATCAGCTCTGCGTGCATCTGGTCGGGGGCGTAGATGGGTACGCCTTTCTTGAATTCGACAGATCGACCTGACTTGGAAGCCACGGTCATGTCTCGGGGTGCGATGTAGTTCATAGTGCCATAGGTATGTAGGTTGATAGGAAAACGGGGTCTCGTGGACCCCGCCTTTATTACTCCGTCTCAGGTTTAGCTGATCTGGATTTCGTTGGTACGGCCATCGATCGTGTACATCAGCCGCACACGCGCTTTGCCAGCCGTAGCGTTGGCCACGGTGTAGGCGATGGTGGCGCGTACGTTGTTGCCGGCAGCGTTGCTCTGGAGCGCAGTTGTCAACAGCAAAGCAGTACGTGTGTTGGCAGCAGCCATCAGGGAGGTGGAACCCAGGATCGTGGTCAGCGCTCCGGTGATGCCCAGGGTAATGGTGGCAGCGGTGCAGCCAGCGTAAGCGGTCTCGATGATCAGCTCGCCACCCACCAGCACAGCACCGACCGGCAACGGGATGCAGTCGAAGGTGATGGTGTTGGCGACGGGGCCGGTCAGGCCAGCTTCCGCCGGGTCAGTGGAGAGCGCCACGGTCGAACCGAGGGTCTTCTTGACGAAGTCTGCGGAGTCAACAACGAACTCGTTCCAGGAGAAGGCGAACTCGGCGATCAGAGGGTATTGCGCGGTGCGCGAGGCAAGTTTCTTCATGGTGATTCTTCCTTAGATGTTAGAACTACTGAGCGACGTAGCAAGAAACCACACCGAAGTCTTCGACCGCGTTCGACTCATAGATGTTGCCGAACTTCGGTTTCAGGAAGCCGAGAATCTTGCCGGTGGCAATGGCCTGGCTGTTGCCGAAGTCGAAGTTCTCTTCGTTCCACTCAGGAGCGCCGAGGTCGGCCATACCGAGTGCTTGAGCGCCACAGAACAGTACCTGGCAACCATCGACGTCACCGCCTGCGCCGTACTTGCCGGAACTGAGGCCGGAGGTGTTGGGCACATGGCGGAATTCGTGCAGGTAGATGCCATCGATCTTCACCGTGTCACCAGTGAACAGCTTGTCATTGACACCGCTGTTCTGGCTGTAACGCAGATTGGCGTTGTAGTCAGTGTCTTGTTTCAGCTTGGCCATAGCCTGCGGAGTCAAGAAAGCGTGGTAGGTCTCTTGACCGCCTTCGCCACCGGTGCCACGGATATAGCGGTCTTTGCAATAAGCTTTGAGCTGCACAAACATCTTCCAACTGGGGAAGTCAGTGGCGACTACGGCAGAGGAGGTGTTGCTGCCAGTGATACTGGTCTTGAGCACGCCGTTTGTCTGGTCCCAGCGGCACCGACGCCGAGGAGATGGGACGGACACGTCAGCAGCGAACTCCAGGTACTGGAGGTCAGAGCCGACACGAAGCGCACCGTTGGGCTTGTACTGGTAGCCGATACCGGCGAGGGTCTGGAACGCCATCTGATCGATACGATCAGCGAGCCAGTAGGCCAGCACGTTCTTGCTGTTGTCGCGGAAGCTGACGATCGATTTTTGATCGGCCATACGACCTTCGTGGCGGTTCGCATGACGTAGTTGGTCGATGCGGATCACCTGCTCGAAGGTCTGCATACCTTCTTCGTTACCGACCAGCGTGCGGTCACCGGCTACGCCGTCGCCCTGCAAGTCAGCCAGAAGTGTGATGACGGCGCGTGCGCCTTTTTGGCTCGACTTCAGCGTGGTGATGTGCTGGATCATCGAGTTGGTGCCTTCGCCGAGGAACTTCGAGATGAAGCTTTGGTTCCGGGCATTTTTCCAGAGGTCCATCCCCCAGATTGTTTTTACTTCGTTGGTCAATAGACCGAAATTGGTAAGCGCCATGATGGGCTTCCTTTCACTGAAAAGACATAGAACAAATTGCTCTTCCGAGCCTCTTTGCCGCAATGTCGTCGCAGCCAACGAAGTTGAAACGTATCGTGTTTCTGACGTGGTTGGATTTTACATCTAAATTAGATCGTAGATGTCAAGAGATTTATATCTGGGTCAATAATAGACGTACTTATCAAGCGCAATCGTTCGGGGTGCGCGAAGCCGTGTCTGTCATCACAACCTCATAGTAATAGGTGCCGTCGTCCTGGGTGGCCTGTTGCAGCGTTGGGGCAAATTCGACGCGGCCAAGGGTCGGACTGCCGATGATGGTGCCCGTCACCGTGTAGAGAAGGTTTGTGGTGAGTGCGTCCGGGGCCTTGTCTGTCGTGACGTGCATCACGAAAGTGCAGTCAGTGATGTCGATAATCGCGCCAGATTCGCTTGTTACCGTGAGTTCGTCGGCATAAGTGTTTGTGCGTCTGCGTTTGATGGATGCCATGATGATGCCTATACGGTAATGGGTTGCGTTGTAATCTGCACAGTGATGCCCGGCTGAATGGCTGCGATGATGCTGCTGTCAACCAGCACAACGGACACCGGGCTATCTGCGAGCGTGACGATGCGGTTTGTGTCAGCGAGCGCAACAGTCAGAGCGTTGTCAGCGATAACCACGGTCGCGCCATTGTTGACGGTTACGCCAGAGCCACCAGTGCGCGGGCTGCTTATCAGTTGCCATGCTGTGCCAAGTGCCAGGCTTGATGCTGCGAGCAGGCGTTGCCATGCGTTCATTGCGTGTAGCTCCAGACTGCTGCGGCGATGTCTGCGGCTGATGGGCCGGTGCCGCCCGTAGCCGTGCCGGTGTAGTCTGCGCCTGTAGGGCCATACTGCACGCCCAACAGCACTTGGGCCGGTTGAGGATAAACGGCAGCGCCTGGGACAGCAATTGCGCCACTGCTGGCCGTGTTGCCCTGCACTAATGCGCTGGCACCTACAAGATGCGTCTGGACGATGCTTGATGCACTAGCGATGTTGTCAACAGCTACAGGGGCGCAGATAAGTTGGTGCGTCTGGCTGATTGATGCTGAACTACTAGCGATTGGCTGTACGCTATCCGCAATGCTCACAAACACAGTTGCACTTTGCGATGCGCTGATCGCTGATGTGGCAACAGGCTGCGTCGATGCGCTTGCGCTGACAAGGTGCGTCTGGTTTACGCTTGTCGTTGTGCTGGTATTGGCTTGAGTGCTGCTTGCTACTGCCACCTGCGCAGATTGAGATACGCTTGCTGCCGTGCTGGCGTTGGCTTGCTGGCTATTTGCACTCGTAACCAGGTGTGTCTGATTGACTGATGCTGCACTGGTTGTGTTGGCTTGAGTGCTGGATGCAGCAGTCGTTTGATGCGTCTGGTTTATTGCACCAGCGCTTGATGTATTGCCTTGGGTGCTGCCACTTGCTGTGACAAGGTGATCACCGCCTGTACCCGCTTCATCAGGTATCCAAATCCACTGTTCTTCTGGCTCGAAGATTTTCCAGGGGTTGTTGCCGATGGATTTGATTTCTGCATCTGAGAGGGCGCGATTCCAGATTAGCATTACTGCGCATCCGGCTTGTGGGTTTCTGGCGTTTAATGGCTCTCCTACGGCAATCCTAGAAGTGGTCGTTGAGCTTAAAGCTCCTGTAAAACTAGCGCTTCCTTGTAAGGTAACTCCAGTTTTAAGCGAGCCAGCATATAACCTTTGATTGGCAGATGTGACAGTAGCCAATACCACAACGCCAGAAACATCTCCGCCATACGCTGTAGATGCCGA